TATTCATCAGCCGCAGCCATGGCGGCCTCAGCGGAATGGAAATTTTCAGCGTCGAAATATGTGTTTCCATCCGCATCGGGGCCCAGGAACCGCCAGCCGGAGCAATCCTTGGCGAGGTAGACGTTGACCCAGGTATCCGGGCGGATGCGCTTGGTCCAGCCACCCTTTTTGGTTTTGCGCCACACCGGGGCCCCGCCCCTTTCTGGAGCCATGGGCGCCCGAGGGACGGGCGGTGCCTTCGGGGGATAGGACATGCCCGGCCGCGTCAACATCGGGGCGTGAGCGACCGGCCAAGCCCCGCCATGCTGGCAAGCCTCAGCGGCAGACTGGACGATCTGCATCAGGGCGGCACCACGAGGGAGAATGTCCGGGTGGATGGCCTTGGCTAGGAGCTTCATGGCCCCGCTCACTTCCTCGGGGGAGGAATGGGGAGCGAGGCCCAGGATTGCCCACGGGTCCAGCCCGTGAACGGAGATCGAATTTACCGCCATGGCTTCTCCTTGAAGACCAGAAGCACGATCAGACAGAGAGCCAAGAGGGTGGCTGTAGCTCCGGCTAGGTAGATAAAGAATGGGAAGGTCATCCCACGGCCTCCAGGACGCCCTTGTCGGCGTCACATAGGGTTTCGAGGATGACCTGGCACCCGAAGATGACGTCGCGGTCTGGGGCACCGTCCAGGGCCCGGGAAATTGCCTTCAGGGCAGCGGAGAGTTCTTGGTTCATCGGGATACCCCCAAAGAAAGGGGCAGACTCGCGTCGTTCCCGGGAAAGGGAAAGGTTCAGGCCATTCACGATGGCACCTCACTGATAAGCAGGGGACTAACCCTGCTGGATTTTGGGTATTCAGTCCCAGGAACGGCCTTGGGCCGGGAGTTTAGTCCGGGGTCAGTGGGCCCCTGCTGGTATTCCCCTTGCGGGTTTTGTGTTTCCAGCACTCCCGGCATGGATGCCGTCGTGCCGCCTTGCATTTTCTGCTTACGATGGCGACTCACCGCCACTGAGGAGGGACTAGCTCCAGGGTCGAGATTAGGCAGCCTGGAGTAGAATGCAAGAACTTTTTCAGGGGTAGAAATGAGTGATTCAGGAAAGTCCTGGGACTTGGGGCCAATTTTCGAGAAGGCGGTTATCCGGCTGGTTGCGGAGCATGGCCCAGGAGCGGTAATTGAGCTAAGAGACAAGTTGCGGGTGACGTTGGAAAAGGCGGCGAAACGAACCCCTGAAGAAGTAAAAGTCCGGGAGGAGGCATTCCGTTCCAAGTGGGAGAAATACGGGAATGAGAGATCCCAGGCCAAGGAAAGGAAACGCCTTGAGTGGGACGAGCGAAAGACGTTCTGTTGGTTGGGGGAGTCCTTGCCGATGATCAGTGAGGAAGACGACGATGGCGAAATTTTCTGGGCGGTGGTCGAGGTAGAACTAGCCGAGAAGATCCAGTCCATCGGGCGGAGATGGTGGGCCGGAGAGAGGCTCGAATCCTCGCTTGAATCTCTCCTTTTGCGGGAACTGGGGCAGTTCAACCGGAATTGGTGGGCCATGGCAAGGTGGGAATCAATGCTTCGAGTAGAGTTTTTGACAGGGTGGAGGAACCCTGATCTTGACGGCCCATTCGCTTGAAGGTTTTTCAAAATGGGCACCCGTCGACGGGAGGAGGGTTGATGGCGTCCAGGAATGCCTTGGGGTCACCGGCCATGGCCAGGAGGTCATCCAGGCAGATGGACGCGAACAGGTCGGCGATCCGCTCCTGTTCGGCGTCGTTCCGATGCTCCAGATCCTCCGCTATGGCCTTGAACTTGTCGGTCTCGGACCGCTGGTGGTCCAGTTGGATCTGGATCGAGTCCAGGAGGAGGGGCCAGTATTCGGAGTTCCCCTTGGGCGGAGGCGGGCAGGTCTGACCGCGACGGCCCAAGAACGGCAGCTCGTCCAGGAGGGCATCGACCGTTTCTCCGACGATACAGGCGGGCAGGTTGGTGTGGGAGAAAACGACTACCAGCCGGAGGCGGAGGGTGGCTCTATCCATTGGAAATATCCTCAAAGGTCAGGACGATGTAGGGCTTGCCGCCCTTGAGCAGCTTCTCGATGGGGGGAACCTGGAGGTCCAGGTGGGCGTCGTCGTCGTCAAGCACCAGGCCGTGGCCGATCCGTTCACGGGTCCAGACCTGGCCTTTTTTGGCGCCGGTTTTGTAGATCCCGGCGTCGATCTTGGGCGGACGGAGGACATCGACCATGGGTTTACATGCGAAGTACCGGTTTTCCTTGTCCATGAGCCGGAGCCCGTGGATCTGGATGGTCAGTTTCCGCTTCCCGGTCGGCTTAGGGATGTCCTTGAAGCCGTCGGCGGCCCGGAGCTTCCAGAACCATCCCTTCAGAACCTCTCGGTAGGCCCGGAAGTGCATCCGCATGACCACGTTGCCAGAGACGGGGGTAGAGGGCAGGGTGATGATCCAAGACAAAGCAGACCTCGCGTCGGGCCAGCCAGAAACGGGCCCGGGAATGGGTTCAGGAGAGGGTCAGGAAGCCTTGGCGTTGTCCGCCGGCCGAGTCCACCACGCTTGCACTTCAGAGAGGACGTAGAGCTTCCGGCCGCTGCCCCGGTCGATATGGTGCGGCATTCCCATCTGGATCCGGCGATAGACGCAATCCCGGATAACCTTTCGGCCGAGCCAGATGGATAGGCCGTCACAAAGGCCCTTCATGTTGAGCATGGGTTCGATGGACAAGGGCGACTCCTGGGATTGGAGATCCAGAATTCCAGGAGTCGTGTCGTCGGATTCAGTGGCGCATTGCGGTATGCCGGGGGTAACACAAAGCATCTAGCTGACCTTCCTGGAGCGACGGGAGATACGGAGGGCCACGTCGGAGGCGATGATGGGTTTGGTCGTCACCTTGGGGGAGTGCCACCACTCCAAGATTTCGGCCAGGACGAAGGTCGGGAACTTCCGGCCCACCGGGTCCGGGTGCCAGGGCATACCGGCGTCGATGGCCGCGTGAAGGGTGCGGGTGCCGGGAACCCTCGGGAGCCTCCCCTTCAGGGCGGAGCGGAGCTGGCTCATGTTGAGTAGGGCGGGATATTCGATCAGTTCAGCCATGTCATTCCTCGTCTTTCACGGGGCCCAGGTCTTCGATGTCTTCGATGTCTTGGGAATCGGATTCCCAGTCGCCGGGGCGGGCTTCATCCTTAGCCAGCTCTCTGGCTTTTTCTTCGGTCTCGGCTTCCACCTCCACCTCCTGGGACTGGGCCCGGGTGACGATGACGCGCCAGAGGTGGAGTTTCTCATCGGTCGGGATCGGTTCGGCATACACCTTGACGACGCTGACCTTACGAGAGGCAGAGAAGGAGACTACGTCGTAGCCCATCCGCTTGGCGGAGGCGCGGGCCTGGGGCTCGGTCATCGGGAAGATCGCCGTGATGACCTTGCTTTCCTTGCCTGGCGCCGAGAAGGTCCAGGTGGTCATATCAAATTCCATGGGTTCCGGTTTCATGCTGCCTCCGGGAGTTGGTAGATGGCGGCCTGAATCCCCTTGGTGAGCCGCGTTTGGGTGGTCCGCTTGACCAACCCCTGCCGGCGGAGCGACTTGAGTTGGGACTCGACCACGGTAAGGGTTTTCCCGGTCCATCCGGCGATTTCGGAAGCGGTGAGGCCAAGGGCCCCGGACTGCCGGAGAAGCCCGAGGATCTTGACGGAATCAGCGACGAGGTTCACTGGGCGTCCCGCTTGAGCTTCGAGTCCGGGTTGACGCCGGTCGGCTGTTCCTGGGCCGCGCCCTGGGCCTCGGGGCTGGCCAGGGATTGGATGGTCTTGCGGAGGTCGGCGATGGTGGCGACAGCCTCACTCTTGCCGCGCTTGGGGGTCCATCCGTCCGAGAAGGTGGTGTATTCGGTGCTGTATCCGGCGTCCTTGAACGCGGTATAGGCTTCGGCCATGAGCCCGTCGAATTCCTCCATGGCTTCGATGGACCAGCCGAGGTCGTTGGCGACCTTGGGGGCGCGGGCGGTGCGCTGGGGCGGCCGTGACGAGAATGGTTCCCCCTCGATCACGTCGGCCTCGATGATGTCCTCCAGTTCCTCTTTGGACTGGAGACCCATCAGGAGTTCGGGGGCATAGAGCTTGCCAAACATGGATGCAGCCCGATAGCGGAGCATGACCTCGGGCATGGTCCGCCATTTGCTGCCCTTCTTCTGGATCCAGCCCTCGTCCAAGGCGAGCTGCATGGTGATTTCGGGCCCATCCAGGCGGGTTCCGGTGGCCTTCTCGATGGCCCAGGCCCGGCAGGACTGGTGACGGATCACAAGCTTGCCTTCCCGGTCTTCGGGGCGCCGTTTGCCGTTGGCAGCGTCCACCCATTCGACGTATTTGAAGGTCGCTTCCGTTTCATTCCCGGGTTCGGTGATGTCGAACCGGAGGGGGGAGAAGTGGCCGCACTTGTTGATAGAGGCAATGATGAAGATCGAGGACCAGGAGGGGCGCCCCTCGATCACGTTCATGTTCTGCATCACCATGAGAACGTCGGCGCCCATGCGGGTAGCCATGTTCATGGCAACGACGCAGTTGGCGAGGCCGTTGGGGTTCTCGGTGCGTTCCCCGGACTTCTCGACCTTCCACCGCCGGTAGATTTCGGGAACCAGGGTGGAGCTGGCCAGGAGGTTCCCGGCCCGCTGGAGGGCTTCCATTCCCTGGAGAGTGGACATATCCATCTTGACGGTCTCGACGGACTGGGCCGGGCGGGTGGCCAGAGCGGTGGTTTCGGTGGTGGTTTCGGTGGTCATAACTACCTGCCTCCAATGGCGATGTCTTGGTAGATGCGGATCCCGGCGATTTTCGCGTCACCCTTGAGGGTGCGGATGGTGGCGCCGATCAGTTGTTCGTTGGGAAGCATGTATTCCCGGGGGATCAGGGCCTTGTCGATGTATTCAAACTTCCAGGGCCGGTTGATTTTGGTTCCGGCCGCACGAACCTGGGGGATGGCCACGGCCTGGACGCTGGACTCCATGGCCCGCTGGTCCCGGACGGCCGCAACGGTCGTTTCAGCGGCGACCCGGACGGTCTCGGCAGCCTGGACGGTCTCGGCTTGGCGGGCGGCCCGCAGGAACGGGTTGGTCTCGGCCTGGACAGCCTTGGCGGCAGCAAGGGCAGCGTCCTGGGCCCGCTGGAGTTCCTCGGACGCCAGCCGACGGGCCTCGTCCTGCTTCCTGGTTTCCTCGGCGGCAACCCGGCGGGCGGCGGCTTCGGATTCCTGGCGGATCCGGTCCTGCTCCCGGACATGAACCAGCATGGGGGACTCGCAGGAAGCGATGGCGTTCTTGATGTCCGCCTTGGGGCCCCGGAAAAGGTCGTTGACGGCGGAGAGGGTAGCATTCAGCGGAGTCGTGATGGACAGCCGCTTGGCCTCCAGGGCCTTCTCCATGCCCTTCAGGGACACTATGTGGGCAGCGTTCAGCTCATAGTCGGCCTGAGACTTGACGACGGCCAGGAACGGCTTGGAGAGCAGGGGGGCAGCTTCCCGGGCGGCGACTTCGGCCAGGGCCTCGGGAGTGGTGGCGTCGGTGACGACTTTCACCAGCGGGTGGATGTTCGATTCAGCTTCGAGGACTTCGACGGCCGACGATCCCTCATCGAAGGGGAGCGGTTCCTGGTTCATCACGCCTCCTGGGCGAATGGAAGGGGCATCACGCCCCTGGATTGAGAGATGGCTTCCTGGATGTCTCGAAGGAGGGAAGCGTCTTCGGGTTCAAACATTTCCCGAGGATCCAGCACAACGTCTTGTTTCGTCTCGATGGCGTATTTGGCGATCCCTTGATAGGACTTCAGACGTCGCTCGGCCCTTTCGAGTAGCTTCATGGCGTCCCTGTTCTTCACGCATTCACCGCCGGGAGCATCGCGTCAGCGACCATGGCTCGATGGAAGTTGGCACCCAACGGCCAGCACTTGGGGCAGGGGGAGATCATCGCCAAGGCATCCTTGACGCGGGCCCCTTCCTCGCCCTTGATGGCGCCGGGAATGAAGTGTCCACAAGCAAAATCGAGCCCCATCACTCCGTTTTTGATAGCGAAGATAGGCCCGCGAGTGCGACGGGGCAGTTGCGCCTCGACGCTTTCGATCTTAGAATGAAGGGGAGTCGTCATACGAAAGCCTCCAGAAAGCAGGTCCCGATTGCAGTCGGGGCCTTTTTTTGTGGTATTTTGTTGGGTTGTGTAACCCGGTTGGAGTTCATGTATCAAAGGTAAGACGTAACGAGACGATGTGCAAGAAGAAAAAACAAATATTATCAAATTTGAACAGAAGGTGAGACATGGATTGGGAATCGGTCGCAGCAAGGGTGAAACGGCTACGAGCCGTCAAGAACATAACCCAACCGGAATTAGCAAAAGCCATCGGGAAGCACCGGGCGACCGTGGCGCGTTTGGAGGGAGGAGGCCCTGTCTACGGGGGAACCCTTTATGCAATAGCGAGGGCCTTGGACGTTTCGATTGAGGAGTTGACAGGAGAACCGCTTGGCGGACCTCCAATATCCAAGCCAACACAGGCCCCTATCCCTGGATCCGCCCCGGCCACCTTCCCGGACCTGATAGACCTTGTCGTGGCAGCCAGAGAACTTTCAAACTTTATTCTCATATGGGAGAACACGGGCATCTCTGGCCTAACGTTTGGAGACCTTGCAAAGGTCATTGCCCAGGCCCATCGGGTGATGGATACGGTTAAGGCCGTGGAAGCGGAGCTACAGGCACAGTTGGGAGCTGGAACACCTGTTGAGCCTCAGTCTTCGCCTCTTTCGCCAAAGACAAATACGGCAGCAACAGGTTGAAGCACAAAGCCAGGAACGCGAGGACAATCCCGTGGGCGGCGGCTTCTTTGATGCGCGGCCACCACCAGGACAGGCCGGTCTGGGCCCGGCCGGTGTCGGGCGCCAGGTCGTTCATTGACCGGAGGATGCCCAAGGTCTCTTTCAAGTCCCGAATGAGGGGCGGAGGGTCGGCAAGGGGCGCCATTCCAAGGATCCCAAGCAGGAGGGTCCGGTTGCTGGAGACATCGGCCAGCCCTGATTCGATGGTGCCCCGGAGGGCCTCATAGCTCTCGTGGAACCGGTTCGTTTCGTCAATCTCCCGCTCGATCAGATTGATCCGGTTGACGGCCGATTCAACGGTGGTCAGGAGAACCCCGCGCCAGTCCATGCTGGCCTTGTCATGGGCCGAGATGGTCACCAGGTTGTCCTGGAGAATGTTGGCCATGCTGGAGAGGAGATTCTTGACCGTCTCCAAGTCCTTGGTCAGGTTTGCCAGGGCGAGGCGGGCGTCGATCACGTCCTCCCTCAGCTCCCGGTGGTCACGCTCACAGTCCGATCCCACGTCTTGCCTCCGCTTGGGCCCGGAGCCCTGCTGAAAATTGCTCCATGGCCCTTACCGCAGCCTCCAGTCCTACTTCGGAGACACGCGGCATGGCCATGGCGGCGTCGAGCATTGCCGACTGTTCGATGATTCGCATGGTCAACCGTGGGGAGATGACCAGGGGCATTCCGCCTACTTGGGCGGGAAGGAAGGCGCCGGCCGGTAGGCGTCCAGGGCGACCTGGAGCTGGGTCGCGTAACCCACCCAATCGGCCAGGTCCAGGACGTAGGCTTCCGTCACCTGATCCGGGGAACTCTGGGGGTCGAGGGACGCGGTGCGAAGGGAAGGTTGCGTCACGACTGGAGGGGGCGGACACGGGAACACCACCGGGGGTTTGTTGCACCCAACAAGGAGGGAAGCCCCCACGCAGAGCCAGAGGAAGTGTTGCCGCATGATTCACCTTTTGGCCTCGGCCGCGATTCGCTTGGAGGCAGCGATGGCCCAGGCGTTGACCTGGGCGGGATTCTTGGGGGCGGATTTCTGAAGACTGGCGATCAGTTCCTTGGATGCCTTATCCTCGTCGCCGAGAGCCTTGTTCGCGGCGTCCAGGCGGGTCTGGAGGGCCTTGGAGGCGGCGATGTAACCGTCAACCACGGGCTGGAGGACGGCGACCTTGGCGCGGGCGTCGTTGCGCTCGTGGCGTAGGACGGCGATATAGGTCCCGGTGGCCAGAACGACCAGAGTGACCAGGGTGCCGATGATCACGTTGAGGTAAGCCTTGGCTTGGGTCAGGAGGACGTTGAGTGGGAGCATGGTCACCTCGGGTTGGGTTCGGTGGAGCCCTTCATCCCGATGGCGATGCCGTGGGAGGCGGTATTTCCGGCAAGGGCGATGGCCAGGTCTTTGATGTTCATGTTCGGGGCCTTATGGACAAGCTGCCAATACCAGCCGCCGATGATGGCGATGGTGCAGATGACCCAGGAATACTTCCCCAGGTCATGGCTGGTATTGTCCTTCCCCGTCATCAGGTCCCGGACGATCTTCTGGAGTGCCTGGAGGCAGCGGGACGTAATGGTCGTCGGAGTAGGGGCAGGGGAGATAGGGGTCTCGGGGGTCAGGCATGGTTCAGGCGACATCCGGCACGTCCTTGGCACGAACCAGCCAGCCCCGCATGAATTCCTCGTCGTTGGGATTCCTGGCCACGATTTCCTCATACCTGGCCACGGCAGCATCCGAGATAGCCTGGATGAGCTGGTCCGGGTCCTCGGCGTTGATCGCGGTCTCGGTCGCGGGACCATAATGCCCATCGGCCGGGACTCCGACGATGACCTGGATCATTTTCAGCTCCGTCCCGTCCCCGAAGTTGACGCAGAGGTCGAAGCACTTGCTGGCGACCCTCTGATCGTTCACCCCATCGAACCGCCAGTAGCCGGCGCGATAGATCCGCAGCACGTCCTCGTCGGAAATGTTGCGGAGGTCATCCTCAGTCATGATGCCGAATGCCTGAGCCACGGCCAGGGTGATCCCCTTCATGGTCGGGCCGCCACGGTCCTGCCGCCGGTTGCTCCAGCCGCCTTCGTGGTTCAAAAGGAATGGCATTGCCGCTTCAATCGTGGCCATGGGGCCCTCCACCTCCAGCCTTGAGCAAGGCCCGGCCCGGGAGGCGGTCGTCCAACGGGATACCCCGCTGGTATTGCTGGGCGCGTCGCCTTGTGGATAATGTGGAGATCGGGAGATGGCATGAATAAGAAATGGGCAAAGGTCGCGCTTGGGGTTGTGGCCGCACTAACCATATGGTGCATTAGCGTAAATTTTCTTATTACAGAGTTCCATAACGCAAAATCAAAAAAGATACATCAATATTTTTTATCATCTAATGGATCATACGAGTATATTTCTGCAACCCAATACCATCTGACGGTAACGGAGGAAATGAGTCGGGTCTTCAAGGAAGCGGGCAGTTCCTATGTGGAGAAAGAGAAGGAATTCAACAAGGAGATTGATGCTTGGTGGACAGACGCAGACGCCAAAGGAACTCCGGCAGATATTGCGATAAAATATTTGGATAATATTCCTGAAAATTCAATTAAAAATATGAGTGGGGAAAAGGGTGGATTTAGGAAACTGGACCGAGATTTTTAATATAAATACCCACATTTATTGTTTTTTGTTTGGATCATTGTGCATCCATCCCCTGACCGTCCCTCCTGGGTCAAATGCCATCCCAAAGCCAGCCTTGGCTCGGTCTATCCAGCTTCCAGCAGTCAACTGTGATACCCAACCACCAAAATTATCAACGCCCTGACTGAACGTCTTACTTGCTTCGAGTTCCGCTTTAGCTTTTTCGGCCTCCCATTGAAGAAGACCCATAAGCCTCTGTTCACTGGCTCCCGACGTAGCGATCTCTTTGACTTGGCCACCATAGGCCGATAGGTGTTCTGTTTCATTGAGTTCCTGATTGAAGTCGGAGCCAAGGGAGGATCCGTCCTTCTTTTTAGGCTTAAATCCATGCCGAGCCACGGCAAGATAGGAGTCGGCCTGGAGGATGGATTGTCCATCGAGCCCCATGAGGTGTCTCTGGACAATGGGTGGCAACTTTCCCCACGATCCCTGGAGCATTTTTGCCCCAAATGTTCTTTTATACTCTGGGGAATCCATGAGTATCTGGGCCTTTTCGTAGTCAGGCAGACTATCGAGCGCCTTATTGTGGGGGAGGTCATGCCATGCCGCCTTTCCGGCACCGGTAAGGCCAGTTGGGCTAAGGAGCGAGGCCATCTCTGCACCCTGGAAAATGGCGTTATGGTTGTTTCCAGCCGCGTTCATTACCCCAAGCGATTTTGAGCCGCCCAGCGAGTGCTTGTCGAAATCTCCCAACGCTTCCTGCTCTCGGCGCATTCGGTCAAATACGGACCCCGAGACGGCGCCGGAGCGGGTCTGCTCCATCTGCATCAGGGACGAGACGGCCTGGAGAGTGTCGTTCCCCTTGATTCCGATCTTGTTGCCGGCCTCGATGGTTTCCCGGATTTTTTCGAGGATCGTTTGGGATCCAGAGAGGGTCTTTTCTCCGGCCCCAGATGCCCAAAGTTGTCCCATGAACCCGGCCGTGCCGTCGCGGGAAACGCCCATTTGATTCGATGCCTGACCCATCCTGGACATGAAGGCCGGCATCCCTGCCCGGTCGGCATCGCCCATGTCGCCCAGGTGAACACCGAGTCCCTGGAGCCCTTCGCGGGCATAGTCATAATTGAAGTTGTCACTGAGCCCATCGGCGGGCTTCAGGCGATCCTTGGAGAAGGTGAGTCCGCGAAAGTCCAGGCCCACCCCGGAGGACAGGGTGGCGTCCCGCATTCGCTTCTGAACCTCTCTTTCTCCGGCAGAGAGGGTTCCCTGGTTGATCATGTCGCCGATCTTGTAGCCCCCATAAAGGGCGCCCCCGATGAGCCCTATGGATCCAGCCGCCCCAATCTCTCCCAGGGCTCCCCCGGACTCCATCATGGCCAGCCGCCCGGCTTTAGCCATCGCGGGGCCCATGATCGCCCCTGAAGCGAATCCCATGGGGTCATTCATGGCCCGCTGAACCTCCCAGGAATGCAGGGAGTTCCTTCCGAAGATCCCCCCGGCCGGGGCTGGACCGGTGATTCCAGGGGCGCCACCTTCAATGGGAGGGGCGCCACCTGCTCCGGCAGGGGATCCTTCGCTCCCACCCGTTCCATCCTTCTTTGCGTTGGTGTTCCCCTCCAGGGCCTTGATCAGCTCCCGGAACAGGTCTTTCACCTGGCCGTTGGCCAGTTCTGCCGACATGCCCGCGCTGGGTCCGGCGTTGCCCATCATGGAGTAGGCGGAAGACAAGGGGCCCTGGGCCGGCGGGAGGACGTGGGGCGTCGTGGCGCCCATAGTGAAGTTGCCGGTACCGCCCGAGACGGCCTGGACCTGGGATTGTTTGATCCGCTCTACGGCTTGGGCGTTGGCGGCCTCGGCTTCGGCGAAGTCGGCCCCTACCTTGAGTTGGACATGGAGGTCTTTCAGGAATTCGGCCATGCTACCACCTCACGCTTACGTCAATCAGCTTCACCAGGACTTTGCGAGGGAGCCCCGGCATGATGGCCCGGACCTGGGACAGGTCGGTGACCACCTCAAAACGGCGGGGGGCCTGGAGGCGCACGACGGTTTGGGTGGTGACGGAGATCCGTTCGTTGGCGTCGGGTTGGGGGACCGGAACCCGGACCATGGACAGGCCAGAGGTGGCGATCACCCGGGCCTCCAGGAGAACCCCGTTGACCGGCATCTTGACCGCGACCCCGGGGATTAGGCTCCACTCGAAGATGTCCAGGGCATCCAGAGCCACGAACCGGTCGCGCTGGGTGGCCGAGGAATAGGGGGGGGCGGACTGGGGCAGGGAGATCGTGGCGTCCCCCACCATGCCGGGCCCGAAACGCTGAGAAAGATTCTCGATGGCCCTCCCGGACAGGCCGACCATCCCGGCCCGGAATTCATCGGACCAGTCCTCCCAGACGTAGGCCGAGCCCGAGCAGATCGGACAGGCGATGTTCGTCCCGCCGTCCAGGTCGAAGCACACGCACCTCCTGGCCTGGGCCCACAGAAGGCGGGAGCCCTGGTCAGGAGTGCCGAGGAGCTGGTCGAAGGCGAGGGTGTCAAACATGGGTCAGCTCCCGGAAATATGGGTGTCGGCCCAGGCGACGAGCTTTCCGACCGATTCGCTACGTTCTTGGGCTCTGGCTTCTTCGCGCCGGCCCCGGGGCGAGAACCCCTTGTCTTCCCGGCTCTGAACGATGGCCCACCAGAGCTGGTGCTGGGAGAGCTGCATCACGTCGGGGTGCCAGGGGTGGAGGCCGAGGGCCCTGGACCCCTCCCAAACCATCGTCATCCGGTGGGATGGGTCCTTCCAGATGAATTCACTTGCCGCCGCGTCGAAAGGCCGACCGCCAGGCGGAGTATGCCTGGTAGAGATCAACCAGGGATTCCGCGTCCAGAATGGTCGACAGGTCCAGGCTGGGAATCCCCCCTTCCTTCGAGGCCCGATACCAGGAGGCAGGGGCAGAATCGACGCAGACCTGAAGGGTGGCAATGGCTTCGGCGAACCGGCCGCCGCCCATGGACAGCGCCTCGATGGCGAGGGTATCGCCGACGTTGGCATAGCGGACGGTGACCTTGCCGGAAAGGGCCGGGAAGCCGGGGGAATCGAATTCCGACTCAAACCGGGGGGCCTTCAGGATGTCCTTGTCTCCGACCTTCGCCAGCCTGGGATCCAGGCCGGCGGCTTCGCGGAGAATGGGGTCGGTGATTTCTTCGGCCACGGGCTACCTCGTCTTGAGGGCGCGGAAGGAATACCTCTGGGAGACCAGGGCGCCCGCCTGGACACCGCTGGACTGGGTGGCCAAGGTGCAGCTCTCCAGCGTCTCGATGGTCTGCCCCGAGGTGGTGTCGATCACCTGGAGGTCGAAGGTTCCGGTCCTGATCATGTCGGCGGCCGTTCGGGCGCCCAGGGCGGACGAGTCCACAATCATGTTACGGATGTAGTAGCGGCTCAGTTCGCCAGAGACGCTGTAATGCGTCTGCTGGTGTTCCTGGGCCTCGACGGAACCCAGGACGAAGACTTCCTGGATGCCGCCATCAATGTTCCAGGTGAGGCCCTGAACGAAGCCTACGTCGGCCCCGTTCAGGAGAATGCGGGCGGTATGGCCGCCGATGACTTGCTGAGTGGCCAGATTTGCCATGGTCTCTACCTCACAGGTTGATCGGGACGGGGACCAGGTTCACGGAGACGTCGATGTAGTCCGACTCGCAGACCGGGTGGGCCTGGACGCTGGCAAACCAGGTCTGGAGCCCATCGGTCGTCACGCTCAGGTTGGTCCAGGCCGGGACTTCGGCCCCGTTGACGAAGCCAGGAGTCAAGAACCCGCTGGTGTTCTGGGGGCTCATGGTGTTGGCGTCCAGGTTCTTCTGGCACGTCGCGTAGATCGACTGGCCAGTGGCCATGTCGAGCGGGGCACCGACGAAGGACGCAAGGACCGAGTTGAACATCCGGGAGATGGCGTCCTGGACCCGAAGGCCGACCAGGGTGCGGAAGGACACGTTGCTTCCGCCCTGGTAGGTCGTGATCGCCTGGACTACCACGGCGTTCCCGGTCACGGGGTCCGTCACGATGGGGGTGATGCCCGCCAAGAGGAGGGCGTTGACATCCGCGTCGGATGGGTTGGGGTATTCCAGGCCGTAGGAGGTCAGGAAGTTGTTGGTCAGGGACTGGGCGGGGCCCGTGCCACAAGCCATGCCGCAGAGCTGGGCGGCGGTGCCGAGGCTGCCGAGCTGCTCGGTCAGGCCCGACATCGGGTTGAGCCCGGCGGTTCCGTTCCAGGCGTAGACCACGGGGCCGGCGAGGATCGGGGCGTTGAGGACCGTGGCGGCGACGTTGGAGGTTTCCGGGGTGGAGGTCCCAGCCGGGGCGTTGCCGGTGTAGAGGATCCGGTATCGCTTCCGGGTGATGGTGCGCTGGGTCAGGCAGTCCTGGTATCCCAGAGCCTGAACGGCGGGGAGGGACGAGGCCAGGAAAAGTGCCGCGCAGTCCACGGTATCCATGACGCCCAGGGCGGTGGCCCAGTCGCCAGCGGCTCCAGTGGAAAGGACCACCTGGGAGTTACCGGTGCCACCGGACAGGGGAGCGGCAGCTTCAACCGCCAGGGCGGCATAGGTGCTTCCGGTCGTGAGGGCGACGGTGACCTGGGCGTCGTTCAGGTTGATCTCGTAGATCGCCATGCCCTGGGACGCGGTGACGGGGGTGGCGGTGGTGCCGATAGTGAAGCCGCCGGTCGGGTTGTCCATGTACTGGCACGGCATCGAAGGATCGGCGCCGGTCGCCAGGGCGGCATTCCACCCGGCTCGTGCGTTGATCCAGGGAATGAGCTGGGAGATGGTGACGCCATTCCCAATGGGGAAGGTCATGGTGGAAACGGTCACGCCGTTTTCCTGCATCGTCGCCAGCATGTTGATTTCATCGAAGATCAGCTTGGGCAGCACGGCACTGGAGGAAACGGTCAGGGCAGCCCCGACGTTGTAAGTCCGGGAGTAGTTGTCGGCGGGCTTGGCGACGGTGACGGCCCAGGGAGTGACGGCGCCCACGGCCACGGTGACGGAGATGCCGTTGGTGTGCAGCCCAAAGTCCCGGGAGGTGAAGGTCAATCCGCAGGGGTTCGCCTGGGTGGCCTGAGTCGGGGCGCCGGCCCGGACCACATAGACCTGGCTGGCTCCGGCATTGCCGCCGCCAGGCTGGAAGATCCGCGCCAGGTAGCTCAGGGCCTGGCCGCCGCGAAGGGTCGCCATGGCCTGGGCCAGGGAGGTGAACGTCATGATGACGTTGGGGACGCCGCCGTCGAAAGCACCAATGAACCCGGCAATCTGCGGGGATCCATTGCTGGTCGGAACCATTGCGCTGGTATTGATCTGGGTGACGACGGAAGGCCGCACCACTTGGGTTCCGCCCACGAAAAGCCCAATGTTGCCCGGCATAAACGCCTCCATGTGATCCCCAAGGATTCGCAGAGAGGAGGGGCGCCCGGAGCCATGGGCATAGGGATAGGAGCCACCTAACACAAGGGGTTCGGCCTTCTAAGGGCCCTCCCGGGCGAGGCTTTCCCTATGGCGAGTGGACAACAGCTAACCCTGGACCGACTGGCGCGGCTCATCCCGCCGGCACCTCCGACTTCGGGCCTCCCTTTGGCGAGGCTCATCGCGGCATCGTATTTTCTGGGGGATTGGCAGGATGCCCAGGCGACGGCATTCGAGCAACAGCTCTCGGTCGGCGCGGCTTGCAATCAGCAGCCGGTCTCCCCGAGCCTCCTGCCGATGTCGAACCCGGCCTATGTGGCTCCGAGCCAGGATCCCCGGTTCGCCCTCTGGACTGGCTACTACATCAACCCGCCCATTCCCTACGATCCCACTCCTACCCTCGTGGTGCCCCCGGCAAGCCAAACCCCGCCCACGGGGTCATCGACGGCTTCCGGCGCCTCTGGGGGCTACCTGGACGACTGGGGGAGTGCCCTGGGAAACTCTCGTTGGGGATACCAGGACTTGACCCAGACTCCCCCGGTTTGGGTGATGGAGACCGACAGCCAGTATGCGCTTCGGATTCTGGCCGACATTTCTCGCCCATCCACGACCAGCTACGGACTGGCCCTGGTCATCAATGCGGCCTTCGGGCTGCCCCAGGGGCTCAGTGTCAACGTCGTGGACGCGGCGGCCCAGACTGGCGGTCATCGGTTCCTGAATTCCACCTTCGGTCCGGCAAACCCTGCCCTTGCCTCGATCATCGGAAACAAGAATTTCACCCCCGCCAAGGCGGCCAATACGCCGGGCTTCACCGCCGGGGATGACTCCTTGGCCGGGTGCTTCTATGTCCAGATTCCCCTGGTTCGGAATGCCGACCAATCCATCGGATCCAAGCACATCACGCCGGCCTTGGTGAATGCCCTGGTGAATCGCCGCAAAGCCGCCGGAACCCAGTGCCGTGGCCTGTTTGCCCTTGGGGAGTACACCCAGACATGAGCCTATCTGCCTCTGCTGTGACCCTGACGCCCCTCGCCATCGGTGGGGCTGGAATCGTTGAGGTCCAGCTCCAGGCCCAGGTGGAGGCCATCGTTGCCTTTATCGGGCCCGTGGCTGCCATCGCCTACAACGACCCCAACCCGGCCCTGGTCCAGATCAACATCCCCCTTCCGGTCTTTGCCACCGTCACCCATGCCCATTCCCCCAACGGGGGCGGGACCGTGGCTCCCTTCTGGGGCGCCCCGATGACCAATGGGATCGTTCTGACCGTCTTCACTCAGTCCGGTGGCGTTTGGGATACCGGGGTTTCCCAGTCGGGCTACAACCTGAACCCGGCCTTTACCTGGGAATTCCCATGGGATGCGGACTGGGTGGTGGATCGGATCAAGGACGTGGCAACGACCGTCCAGCCCCTCCCGGGAAAAATTCTCCGGGTCACCCGGGCCTTCCCTCGGGATACCCACGGCTGGCCGATGATCAATGTCCAGGTCGACGGCCTGGTGCCCATGGGGGTGATGGTCGGGGACATGATGCAGGGCGTCATGACCGGAGCCTTCGTCAACAACCTGACCAAGGGCAAGCTCTGGACCCTCCAGCTTTCCATCATCGGCTGGTGCGAGACCCCGGAACAGCGGTCGGCCCTGGGCCCATGGATGGGAGGAGCCATGGAGGTGGTTATGGATACCGCCCGGACCCTTGGCTGGGGAGACCCGACCATCAGCTACCGCGAGGGTGAGGACTTTGAGGCTCTGGGCGTCCCGGCTTTCCTTGTGACCGCGAACATGACCGTGACCGTCCAGAGTGCCCTCCAGCTCCAGGAACGAAACGACTACCCCATTGCATAGGCGGAGCCCATGGCGACTCAATTAAGCATTCTTTTCGGTGAGATGGTTTCGGACAACTCTATTCAGCGGGCGGTTCCGCTCCCGGCCGGGGTCTTCGAGATGGGCGCCTTGACCATTGCCGGGACCGGGCCCTGGACCGCGACGATCAACCCGGGCGGTGACCGGAACACCTTCGTCTGGCGCGAGGTCGGGTCGGATGCCCAGGGGCGCGGCACCATCAAGGAGGATGCACCGGTCAACTTCACCGTCCCGGCGGCCAGTGCCCTGCCTCGGATTGACCTCTTAGTTGGCTGCCACCAGTGGGTTGATGCCAGCACCCTCGGCGACTGCATGACCAACGGCCAGCCGAATGCGTTCATGGACGCCAGTATGTATCCCTACTACCTGGTGGTCGAAGGTGTTCCGGCAGCCAGCCCTGTGCCTCCGACTCTGGCGGCCTCCTACTCGGGCCCCAATGGAACCGGAGGGGCCCCGGTCGTCTTGGCTCAGGTCAGCGTACCGGCGACCGGTGGTGGAACTCCCACGGTATCCGCCTATATCCCGACCGACTGCCGCTGGTCCAGCATCTATCCCTACCTCCAGGAAATCATCACCGCCCGGGAGACCTTCGGAAGCCTGGATGCCCATTTCCGAAACATCAGCCTTACTCCGGGCGCGACCGGGCCCCAGGGCATCCAGGGCGTCCCGGGGGCGACCGGCGCGACTGGAGCGGCCGGCGCGAACGGAACCAACGGAACCAATGGAACCAACGGAACCAACGGGTCCGAGCCCTCTGGTTCAGTGATCGCTTTCGCGGGGGCGATTGCTCCGGCTGGATACCTTCTCTGCGATGGAACGACCTATCCGACGGCCACCTATCCCGCCCTTTTTGCCGCGATTGGAACGATATTCGGTGGCAGCGGTGGGAATTTCAAGGTTCCCAACCTCCAGGGCCAGTTCGTCCTGGGCGCCAGCAATGCCCCGGTTGCCCAGGGCCTCAGCGATGATGGTCTCAACACTCCGGGGCACACCAACGCCCTTGGTAATTCTGACGGCAAGGAACAGAACACCCTCGCCAAGACCCAGATGCCGAGCCATGACCACACTCCTGCTAATACTGGAACCGGAACTGGTTATGGCCTGATCCCTATTTCTGTTGCCGGGCAAGATACGACCACGGCGGCGGGATATGACACCAACCTGTCTGGAACGGAGTTGAACATCGTCACTCCGCCTCTCGCCATGACCGATGTTGGCGGCGGACTGCCCCACAACACCATGCCGCCCTGGGTGGCCCTGTTCTACATCATCAAAACCTAGTCGGACTGAACGCCCCACTTCACCTGGATGTCCTCCCAAAGGGCGGCTTCCAGGTAGGGGACGTTTTCATCCCATGCTTGCTCCATGGCGGTTTCCAGGGGAAACAGGCCGGGCTGGGCCGGGCGGATCCATGACCGGGCGGCAGACTTCTCGCTCATGACCCGGAAGGTGATGTATCCGGCGGCAGTCTTGGCCTTGGTGGCGTCCTTGAACCGGACCATTCCGGCATAGGGGTCGGTCACATGCCAGGGCTTCGACTTGGGCGCCAGGCCCTTGCCTAAGCGGTCACCCCACTGGTAGCCAAAGAGCGGGACCTGGTGGCCGGTGGCGGAAAGACGGCTGCCGACCACTCCCAGGTGATGGCTGAAGCTCATTGCCTTGGCCAGCTTATAAACAGCTTTGGGCATGGCCGGCATTCCTCGGGTGCCAGGGATCCCGTGGCGAAAGGGGATGATTAGGTATTTCGACCCGTCTTTTGCTGTCCGAGCCTTCGGCGCCGTGGCAAGGGACTTCTTCATGTCGTATTCCGGCGACCCTTCCTCGATCCGTTTGGCCGCGTCGTCCTCGTGGCCGATGGACCAAGCCATTGCATTCAGGGGGCGGCAGATGGTTTGCCCCTTGAGGATCGCCGGTTTCTTGAGTTGGCCCCGGCCGGGTATGGCGCCCCCGGCCAGGTATCCCTCGTATTTGTCCTTGGCGTCGTAGGCCGTCACGCCGACAGCATGGGCCAGATTGACGAATTCATCCGGGACCATGGTGGCTATGGCGAGAATCTCGGGCTTCAAGGCGTCCAGGAGCCCGTTGGGGAGGGTCAGGAAGAAGTCCGTCATGCGTGGAGGCCCTGGAGGGCACTGGACGACTTGCAGGCCGCAGAGGGTGGTGTGGAGGCGGCGGCGGCCGTTCCCGTGACGGCCCCGCCCGTGGCGCTGGTGCCGGAGACGGAGTGGGTATGGGAGGTAGCCCAGTCCACGATGGCGGCCATGGCGAACTGCACCCCGCCGCCCTGGAGGTTGACGGTACCCGTGGCGTTCAGATTCAGGCTTCCGCCGGAGTGGAGGGTGGCTGTCCCGGTGGAAGTGATATTGAGTGCCCCCGTCGCGGTGATGTCGGTATCCCCGGCGCTGGTCAGGATAAGCTTGCCGCCGGAATTGACGGTGACATCCAAAACCGGCTGGACCATTCCGGTGCCGTTCGGGCCCGTTCCCCAGTCCAGGGCAGCGTTGGGATTGTCGGCCATGGGAAGGGTGGACAGATTGAACGTCCCGAAGCCCTGGATGGAGATGGGCGCCACGGCCGACATAGAGATCCCGTTGGCCCCGGTGATGTCCACGTCACCGAGGGGACTGATCTTTAGGGACAGGCCAGAAGGGTGGTCGATGGCCATCCAGTTGGTGGTGCTGGCTCCCAGGTCTTTGATGTTGCTCCCCGTGGGGATGATCAGGGGCTCGTCGGCGATGGTGGTGCGGATGCAGATTCCGCCCGGAAAATCGAGCTGGCACTCCCCGGACGCGTTGATCTGGGAGATGACCCCCGAATCGTGCCGTTTCAGGGTGAGGCCCGGCGAAATGGCGTTGTTGTCCTGCCATGGCACCGAGCAGACCCAAATGCTCACTTCCTCGTCCAGGGTGAGGACCAGGCCGAGTTCTCCAACGGCAGGAAGGTCGGTTTCCATGCCGAGGGCCGGGTGGGCCCGCTGGCTGCCGACCCGCACGAAACCATATCCCTCATCCGACGGGTTTGGGGCCCCCTGAAATTGGAGGTTGCGCCACGTCACCTGGACCCCGTTGCGCTCGGGGACCTGGGCATGAACGACGGCGAGATTGGCACCCATCATAGCGGGGCTCCTTGTCCTGCAAGCCAAGCCTGGGGGTCCAGCACTCGGTCTTTCCCTCCAAGATTCTGGAGGACTTGCCAGTGGAGGTGCGGCCCGGTCGTGTGGCCGGTGATCCCGGTGACCCCAAGTCCTGTAACGCCACAGAGGACCCGGGCCCCCGCAGCAAGGGTTGGAAAGACGGACAGGTGGGCGAACATATGATGGGTTCCATCGTCGGCAAGGAAGCGGACATACTGTCCAGCCCCGATCATGTTCCCGGTGGAATCTTTCTGAGTGAAGCACCCCAAAAACTGCCCATCACAGGGAGCAACCAGGGGGGTTCCGACGGGCATCGAATAATCCACGGCCTTGTGGACGCCACACCGGACCCCGCGCATTCGGAGGGCTCCCAGCCCCCCTCCGGCCGGAACCACGATGGCCCCCGTCCATGGCTCAACCCGGTTGAACCCCTTGGCCGGAGTAGGGTTCCCCTTCTCGCTGTAGACGATGGCCTGGATTGCCGGGTTGTCCTCGGGCTTGTAATCGAAATGCTGGAGGTCCCAGAGGTATTCCCGGACGGCATCAGGATAGGAACTTTGGGTGACCGGAGCATCTGCACCTTCTACCACCCGCTCGACCTGGAGAGTGGTTGCGGCCCGGAATGACCCGGGATCCCCTGCCTGTATCTGGTGGGAGACCGAGGTGATGTAGCCACAGATCCCGTCGGTCGAGTCTTGAAGGACCGTCCCGGCGCGGGCCCCGGGCAGGAGGGGGTAGTGGCGCTGGTGGGTCCAGAGGTAGGGGAGGGCGGCCCGCTGAAAGGCGGCCCGGCCCAGGACGCGGGGAATCTGTTGCCCAAGCCAGTCGGCATTCTTTCGGTCGTAGACGTTGGTGGTGATCTGGTCAGAACAGAACCCATACCGGCGAAGGGAATTCTGGTCCAGGTAGTAGCCCAGCATCATCTTGAACCCGAGAATGGAATTCTGGTCCCCGTCCAGGGCCGTGGACATCGACCAGACGAACATATTTTTCCGCTCCGCATCGCTTTTGGACGCAGAGACGCTGAGGGGGGCCGGACCATCAGTCCCGCCCAGGAGAAGCACCGGGAGGGCACTCCAACCAGAATCGTCGGGATAGGACATCCCCGCCGGCATAGCCTGGCCCTCGGCTGGGTCGCCCGCCTGGCCAGGAAAAGGAATGGGACGGAAGACCACGGTCGGGACTTCGGAGTTCGAGTCGTCTCCACCCAGGGGTAGGTAGGTCACAAAAAGCTCGTGCAGTTCCGGCTCGGAGCAGTTGACGATGGTCTGCCACAGGGGCCCCTCTGCCTCCAGGTAGGAGTAGAGGACGGCGGAAAGCTGGAGCCCCATCGAATTCGTCCATATGGGGGTGGATGCATCAAAGTCAGGCTCTCCGCCGGCCGTGGCGCCGTAGTTCCCGAGCTGCCAATACTGGTTGAGAGCGATGGGATTCCCGTCCCTCCCGGTGAGCCCCATGAGGTCTGAAACCCCAAAATTCAGGAGCATTCCGATGAACTTCTGGGGGTTGGTGAAAAGGTTGTCCCGGGTGAGATTGTTCAGAATCTGGATTCCCTGGGCCGTCAGGATGTCCGATGCCCCGGCCGCCAGGGCGCCGCGCCAGTTGAGCCATCCCTGTTGGAATAGTCGCTGGAGCCCTTCGGCGTGAAGCTGGAGCCGCCAGGAGTAGCCCCGAACAGTGGAGGTGCGGGACCAGGAGGCCCCGGAGATGAATCCGTCGAATAGGCATCGCCAGCCGGCGCCAGTATTGGCCTCGATTCTCAAGCAGTCCTGGCATTCCACCCGGGTCCGAAGCATGGACCCGATGGTGCCCATCATGAGCGAGAGCCCGGCTGAGTGCCCCCGCATGTTCTCGGTGGTGTCGATGGCCGAAATCCCAATGGGATCCGAATAGACCTTTCCGTTCTCGTCGGTGAATGAAGTCCCGGTTTCCAGCATCTTGAGGGAATAGGTCCGGTCCACCCCCTGCTGGATGATGGCCCCTACTGAATCCAGATAGACCCGGACCTGGACGCCGTAATGGGTTGCGGTCATGAGAGGTTCCAGAGGGGATAGGTGTTGTTGTCGCTGGCCAGCCCGTTCTCCATGGTGAACCTGGACCCAACCTGAATCGGGTCATTCGGGTTCCATGCGATGTCGATGCCGGGGGCGATGTAGGAGCCCGGGGCGGTTCCCATCTGGAGATTGACGCTCATGATGTCCGGGTCGGCGATGGAGAGGGCGACCAGGAGCTGGTGGAAACTCACTGTCTCGCCGATGGTCACGGAGTTGAACACCGTCAGGGCGGCATTGGTCAGGGCGGTCTGGATGGCCGCAAACCTGCCTTTGGCGCTCGTCGCGGTCGTCACGGCAGCCGTCAGGTAGACCGGGCATAGCGGGACCGGCTTGAGGGTCACCGAAATTCCGGCGGCCTTCCAGCCCGGAATGAAGGTGTTATTCGGGCCCAGTCCCCCATTGAGAACCTTGGCGATCAGGGTCTGGTTGGAGACGGTCACCGGAGAGGTGGAGGTCGCGGTGGCGATGGTTCCGTTGGCCAGGAGGGGGGTGAAGGTTCCGGTGCCGAGGCCGTCGTCAATGAACAGCCAGACGTTCCCGAAAGCGGCCGGGGCCGGGATTAGAAGGAAAGGCTCGACAGCAAGGGCATCCACGACGGAGGCGCCCGAGGCGTTGATGGCAGCATATTCCAGGGCCTCCTTGGTGCCCCGGACCAGGGTATTGATCCAGCTCTGGAACCGGACGGACCTGGCCGCGTCCGTTTCCGCGTCGGCCCCGCCCACGGTAGCCTGGCCGTTGGTGACTGAATCAATCCCGGCAATGGGATAGAGGATCCGGGCGAGAGAGGCGGCCGGGACGTTCCCGGCGACCCCCGGGGTGGCCGCCTGGACGGGGACGGCTGCCGAGCTGAAGGCGCCGGCCGAGAGGGTCGCGTCCTGGATGGTCACGAACTGGACGCCTGAAGCCGTGGCGACCTTGGTCCCCGTGGGGATGTCGATGTTCACGGCCGGCGCGACCAGGGCGGAGAAGACGACGGCGCTAGTAGAGGCAATGGCAGAGAGGGCCGGGAACCCGAAGGCATTGTAGACGGCGTTGTTGATGGCGTATTCGACGGCCCCGTCTGCCCGCACGTCATAGTCCTCCATGACCACGGCGATGGCCTCCAGGTGGGCCCGCTCCAGGGATCCGGTCTGCATGTCGGAGGGCATATTGAAGCCCGGGACCAGCCCCGGGTTGGAGGCGATCCACGAGGCCATGGTCTGGGTGTAGCTGGTCCAGTCGCGGACCTGGAAGGCGGATGCAGTCATGGGGTCACCTTACGAACCGCCGGTCACGGCGAAACTGGCCGGGCCGAGGATGGTTTGAACGGTTGCGGTGGGGGTGATAATCCCCGTCGTGCTATCACAGGCCACGGTCACCTGGGTCACCGCCGTCACGCGGGGGTCGCGGAGCAGGGTCTGGGCGACGGCGCCCCGGATAGCCAGAGCGTTGTCCACGGTCAAGCCCTTGCCCAGGTAGGCGTAGAGCAAGGAGCCGTAGGAGGGATGCTGGGGCAGGTAGCCGAGGGGCGTATTGAGCCGACGATTGAGAGCATTGACGAGGTTCTGGAGGCTCCCAACCAGAAAGTCCCCACCGTCCGGGTCCAGGTCGAGCCCTACCGGGTCCAAGATTTCAGCCTGGGCGGCAGAGGGGACCGAGAGGATGGCGCCGGGGGCCGCGACGATACCGGGGACCAATCCGCTCGAAAGAGCTGGGGAGCCGCCTTGCGCCGGCCAGGAGACGAAGGGGTAGACCAGGTTGTTCAGGGCAGCGATGGTGGACCATGCCGACTCGTCGCCGAGGACGGTGGCGGCAATCTGCCGGAGGTCCCGCCCGGGGATGACCGGGACAGGGGACGGGGGCGTCGGGGCGATGGTAAGGGCGCCATTGGTGGTGATGGGCAGGAGAGCCCCGCCGATGGCGATCCTCATGCTGGTCAGGGCGCAGATGAGATCCTGCTTGGCCTGGACGGGGAGCGTCGTGGCATTGACGACGGTCTGGGTCAGAGAGGAGACCGCAAAGGCGGCGGTGCGGAGGAGGTCCGCGACTCCCTGGGTGTCGGCCGAAACGGTGGCGCTGAGATTCTGGGCCGCATTGATCGCCCCCTGGACCGCCGTGATGATTCCCTGGATGGTCTGGACGATGGGCCACTGGCTGATATTCATCAGGGTCTGGATGCTTTGAATCTCGGCGGTGATAGCCTTGATCGCGGCCAGGAGCCCGGTGATCGACATTCCATTGAGCTGGTCCGAAAGGGCCACTACCTGATCCACCCGCTGGAGGGCCCAGAAGGTGAGGGAGTAGGACCAATCCAGGGGCTTGGAGGCCGTCCGGTCATCGGTTGGCATCCCGACCGGAAGGATCCACCATACCTCGTTTTTCCATTCCGAAGGGCCGCCCGACTGGGCCATGAAAACCATCTTCAAAAGAGGTTTTTGCTGGGCTAGAAGCGCAGCGTTGGAGTCGGCATAATTCTGAAAAAGAGCCCGAAGGGCAAGGCGATTATCGAGCCCGAAGGTGATAAGCCCCTGGTCATAATTGGAGGCCAAATCCCTCAACCCTTGTTGACCGACGCCAAAGACGCCCCGCATGGTCCACCGGCCCGGGGCAAACCCGGCTTCCACGATCACGGGGTTGCCTGCGAGGTCGATCCCGAAGTCGGCCCTGAACCCCTGTTCAGCGGTGAACGCCTGGGGGGCCAGCCGAAGGGTGACGGATTGGGAGAAGGCGTCCGCAAGATCCGCTTGCGAAGCCTGTCCGATGAGGTTTGAATCCCAAATCTCGAAGGTATAAAACGCTACGTCGTGATAGGCACCCACTGGTTTTCTCCCGTCACATCACGAACAGCCCGGGGCCATCCCAGGCCGCCAGGAGTTCGTTGGTGAGGGCTTCGCAATCCTTCTCCAGCTTTTCAGCCAGGTCGGAAAAGATGAAGCCCGACTTGCGCGACTGGGAGATTCCGTCAGCCGATTGGGAGGAAATGGCCGTGGGGTTCATCATGCTGGAGATCATGGGGAAAAGGGCCAGGGTTGCCCTCATGGCCGTCAGCCGGTTGATCTTGGGCCAGTCCGGGTTGGTGGGCTCCAGGCCAGCGACATAGGTCAGGGCGCAGCTCTGGGGCGTCCGCCACCCCAGGCCGCCCATAGCGTAGGCGAGGGCATAGACGGCGTTCCCGCCCGCGGGGGCGATGACGATCTCGTTGGACTTTCGGTCGCACCGGAGCCAGGACTGGTCGAAGGTGAACTGGGAAACGAGGGTGCCAGGGACGGTGAGGATCAGGCTCACGACCGACTGAAGGGGGCGGATCCGGGGCTTGATACGCGGGAAGCCGTCCCCCGGGAGGGAGCCGGGCCACTGGTAGTAGGGCTCGTATTCAGCCGGGCCGTTAGTTTGATCCAGGGCTGGATCGGCATATGGGTCGAACTGGGGCGTAAAGGTGGTCGGGGCAAAACGGGTACCGAGGACCCGGCTCACTTGGAGCTGGCCCTCGGCGATGGCATCAGCAATGAACGGAGCGAACACGGGTTCGCCAAGTTGGGGCAGCCGGGTCACCAGCCCACTCAAGTAGGTTGCCAAGAGATAGGCTGGCGTGACCAGGAAGGCCATGGATGCTCCGGTTTAGGACTGGGGGGTGTTCGCAGCTTCGGCGGCCTGGAGGGCAACCTCGGCAGCCTGGATTGCAGCCAGAGCAGCATTCGGGGCGGTGGGATCCGGGGTGGCAGCGGGGACGGCCACGCTGGCGGCGGCCACGGCATCGGAAGCCGTCTTGAGGTCGGCCAGCATCGCATCCTTGGTCTTGGTCTGGTCCAGGGTCACGTCCAGGAATTCCAGGGCCCACTGGGCGATGCCGGGCTTGGTCCAGGTCTTGTCGGGCAGGGGGGCATAATCCGCACTGGGGGCCGGCGTGGCGCCTTTGAATTCCAGGAAAAAGGGGAAATTGAGCAGCTCGGCCGCTTGGTCGGGAGACGCCTGGCCAAGCCAGAGGTTTCCGCCATCCGGGTTGGGACAGAAGATGACCGGGCCCGCACTGGTATTGATGACAGGGGGATCGAAGGGGCGGCCCTGATGGGCCACGGTGACGGTGGTGGGATCGGACACAGGGGACTCCTATCAAAAAGGCCCAGGCACCCCATGGGGGCACCCGGGCCGAGGTGCCAGATGACTCAGGGCAGCCAGGTGGCGTTGGAGGGCAGGATGTTGGTGATCAGGGCATGCTTCTTCGGCAGGGAGAGCCGGAGGCAAGCCAGATACATGACCGCGAACTGATACTGGAGGGTGGTCATGGCGAGGGGGATCTTGCTGGGGGGCGCCATCTGCACCAGACGCAGAGCGTCATACTGCGGGGCCGAGGTCAGCATGATGGCCTGGGAAGTGCCGGGAATGGTGGCGTTGGTGTCGGTGAACACGGTGGTTGCGCCGGTCTTGGCCACGCGCCCGATGAACCGGCACATATTGGAAGCGGTGCTGCCGTTCTTGCTGGAGCGGTAGACGTTGTAGTAGCTCTCGGCCGCACCCGAGGACTGGGTGATGGTCAGGGCCACCTGGTTGGTCGCGGCGACGACGACGGTCGAGCCAGTCACGAGGACCGAGGACGACACGAAGCCGGGACCGGCGGCTTCCACCCGGTAGGCATAGGTGCCGGCGGGGATGGAGCCGGTCGCGCCGGAGGCGACACCGGTCATGGAGGCCGGGGCGTTGCCGGAGATTTCAGTCGCGGCGAAGTTCTCCACCGGCTGCCGCATGTTCTCGTCCAGGAACACATGGGGGTAGAGATCCAGGACGCCGTTGCCGATGCCCAGGCCGTTATACTTGATGGACTTGACCATCGCGCCCAGGGTGGTGCTGGGAACGTTGGCATCCAGGTTGACCCGGTATCCCGCTTCCAGGTGGCCGTCGAAGTCCGCCTTGCAAGCCGGGGAAACGATCAGGGCGTCGGGGGAGCCCCAGGAGCCGAAGCCGGAGATGCGGGCCGCGAGGGGGGCGACCTGACTGCCGGTGTTCAGGGCGATTCCGCCCAGGTTCAGCACGTTCTGGGGGGCGTTGGCCAGGAGACCGGGGATGATGCCCTGGAATTCCAGGGGGCTCATGGTGGGGTCGCCGAAAATCAGCTCCCACTCGGCGGTCTGGAGGACCCGGGACAGGGCGGAGAAGATTTCCTGCTCGGCCGAGTTGAAGTCAGCCGCGCCGGCCGCCTGCTGAAGGGCGCCCTGCATGGCGGTGGGAACGGTGACGCCGCCGAATTCAGCCAGCACCTTCAGCTCGGTGATGACCCGGTGGTAGGCGCCGTTGCGCTGGTTGAGGTTGGAGCCGGTTTCGTTGGAGACCGCGCTGCCGGGGTATCCGCCGATGCCGTCCTGGACAACCTGCTGGTCGATCAGGCTCCAGCTCGTGTGTCGGTTGGGGAACAGGAGGTTGAACAGCACGAAGTGGGGATTCTGGACGGTGGCGGTCGCCAGTTCCGGCTCCAGGGCTTCCACCCGCGTTGCGCCGCCGCCGGTCAGGGCCGCGAGGTTCACGCCCGCCTGGGTGGAGGTCAGGGACTTGACCAGGGTGCGGATCCGGGGATCAGCGGAAGTTTCGGCCAACTGGCCGAGGATCGAAAGAACGTCCATCGGTAACTCCTGGCCTTTAGGCCGAAAAGGGGTTGAGGTTGAAAGGCGGCACTACTGGACCGACGCGGCGGCCCGTGTCTCCCGGCACCGCTGCATCGCCTGGGCGTTGGTCATCTTTCCGGCCTTGAGGGCGGAGTAGATTTCGTTCGCCACGTCGGCTCCGGGCAGAGCCGGGGCAGCGGGAGGAGTGGAGGGGAGGACCAGGGACTTGGAGATTGCGCGGGGGGCTTCGGCGGGGGCCTTGGTGGGATCGCCATAAAGGCTCAGGGCCTTGGCAATCTCCCGGTCGTGGACATCGGATCCCTTCTTGAGGCGGTCCAGCTCCGCGAAAATGTCGCCCATGATGACGTCGTGGCCTTCCATCTTCTGGGCGGCATGGGTCAGGAACTTGAGGATGTCGTCCAGGACGGCCTTGAGGTTTTCGCCCTCGTGCAGGAGCTTGTCCTGGGTCATGGGGGGCGTGACGCCGTATTCCAGGGCCTTTAGGAGGGACCGGACTTCGCCAGGCTCCAGGTCGCGGTTGCCGAATTCATCGAAGCCCTTGGCGACGGGACGTTTGGCACCGGGGCGCTGGGGATTCTCAGGGTCGTCGCCCTCCTCCCCCGTGGTAGTGGTATCGCCTTCGCCGCCTTCTTCTTCCTTGGTGGTTGCGGGAGGGTTGACTTCGCCGTCCTCGCCTTCGGGATCCGCTTCAGGATCCGCTTCGCCGTCGGTTTCAGGCTCCGCATCAGCCTTGGCCTTGGTGGCATCGGCCTTCGTGGGCGAGGCATCGCCGACGCGGGGATCGGGCTGGAGTTCATCGGGATCGCCGGGATTGGTCGGGACGGGAGCCTTGCCGCCGACCTTCTTGGCGGGATCCTCCTTGATCCCCTTGAGGATGGAGCGCACGGCGGTTTGCAGATCGGAAAGGGCACTCATGAATTGGCTCCTTGGTTCAGCGACGAGAGAGAAGGACGACGAGAAGGGCCATGGCCACATCGGCGGGCACTCCCCGCTCGGTGGCGAGGGTTAGGTAGCCATCCAGGCCACCCGCCTCCGTGGCCTCCAGGAGGGCGTCCATGGCGAGGCGGATATAGATGGGGTCATCGGCGCCAGGGACCTTCCCGGCCGCCGTGGCGAGGCCGCGAGAGGGCAGCGCGGGGGCCAGGGAGCCCAGGGTGTCCTTCAGGTCGGCCAGGCCGGAGAATGCTTTGGCGAAGGCGCGAACCGGCATGGTGGTGACAGAACCGACAGCGGTATTGACCGGGGTCCGGGACAGGCCGATGGAGTGCCACCGGATGCCGCGCACTTCCTGAGTGGGGAGGCCACCTTCGGAGGTGGTTTCTTCGGCATAGACATCGCCGGCCACGCTGGGATACCAGATGACGGGAGGCTTCGATTGAAGGGAGTCCCAGAAAAGGTCGGCGGCTTCAGTGAACCGGTTTCCCTCTCCGGCCGTATAGATGGCGGCCTTGACCCAGATGGAGCCATCACGCAGTCGCACATCCAGAGGACGCCCGATTTCAAAAGCGTAGGGGTTGACCTTGACGCCCCGAATCTGCCCCAGAACGGAGGCATGGTCCAGGTCGAGCCGGCCATATTTCAGGAAGTAGGGAATGGACGCTTCGAGGGCAGAGAGCAGGATCCGGTCGCCCTGCATGTCCCGGATTTCAGTGCTGGCTTCGAGGTAGACGACCCGCTGGCCACCCTCAACTTCGGCCTGGGCCTTGAAGACGGAACGCTCGAACTGTAGGCAGACTCCGTGCCCCCCGCTTCCGCGAGTCTCCAGGCCGGGAGTAAGAACGGAGGTGCCCATGCCTGGAGAGTCAAGGTAAAGGGCACCCTAAAGTCCTATGGGCAACGCCATAGGTGGCTGGTAGCACTGGGTATGGAACGGATGAAGCCCTCCGCTCGGGGTCCAATCGGGATTCAGGAGTATCCGATGAGCCACCACAAGAGCTACTATCGCGTCGTCAATGGCAAGACTGTCTACGTGGGGGAGGGTGGCGAAGGGCAGGGGCGCCCGGCGGAGCTGCACGAACGAACCGCCATCGGCAAGCACAAGTCAGGAACCCACTACCTCCGGGCATCCGACGCCGAAGACGGAAAACAGATCGAGGCCGCCGCCAAGCACCTGGACATCAAGACAGAGAAGCGAAGATCCGGGGCCAGCCACTTCGGCCGGGTCGGCGCCTATGACCACCATCATGTGTCCAGCCTCCAGGACGCCACGGCGATCCATGCCCATCTGAAGGCAGGGAGCGAATCCGCCCCGGCCAAGACCGAGCTGGATAAGCCGGTAGACAAGGAAGTCCAGCCGGAGACCAAGGCTGAAGGCAAAGAGAAGGCGCCGGAGAAGGTCACCGACGAGTCGCCCAGCGGGAAAGCTATCGCTGCCGCCGAAGCCGTCAAGGGGCGTGACGCAAAAGAAATGCTTGGCTACTCACAGACGGCCCACCGCGCATCGCAGGAGGCAGACCGTACCGGGAGCCAGAAGGACCATTACATCGCCCATTCGCTTCACCTGGCTGCCGAAATGAGCCATAACCAGGCGACCGAGGATAGCGATGGGTACGAGGACATGGACGGGAAGGTCCATCCCCCCACGGAGGGCAACGAGGGGCACCAGAAGGCATGGCTGGCCCACCATGAGGCCAGCCGCTACCACAAGGGTAAAGCTGGTGATGCCAAGGTCCCAGCGTCCGAGATGAATGCAGCCCTGGCCAAATATTCCAAGGCAGACCGGGGAGTTGCCAAGGCCCAAGGGGACCAGGAGGACGAGGCCAACAGCCGCCAGATGATGAAGTCCTACGTCGACGCCCGGCTGGGCCAGTTGGAAAAGCAGAAGTCCCGGGTCGGCGGCGACAAGATCGCCCTGGCCGCCCTGGAGCTTCGCCGGCAGTCCCTGTTGAACCTGGACAAGTAGAGGAGGCCCCGTGGCCATCAAGAAGGACCATGCCAATGCTCTGGCCATGAAAGCCGGTGCCTACTATAAGGCGAAATGCCTTCCCAAGAACTTCTGCCGGAAGCCCGAGGACGTGGACGAAGGCCGGGACCTCCTGAAGGCGTTCGATGACGCCGTGGACGACGGGATGGACCCGGACGAGGGCTCCAGTCTGGTTTGCAAATGCGCCGGTTCGATGGGGGGAGCCATGTCGGGCCCCCTGGCCGCGACCATGGCGACCAGGCCAGTGAAGCACATGGCGAACGGAACGATCCTGGAACAGAGGCCCATCGGCAAGTCCCACCATGACGCCACCTTCCGAGAGTCCAACGGCAAGCTGGTCCCGGTGGCAGCCTACGATGACGCGGTTCATGCCGCCCAGCCCCCAGCCAAGGCGGGGAAGAAGGTCGGCCACTACGCAGTCCACGAGGGCAAGACGAAGTGGACCGAGGGCCATGCTCCCGAAGGGGCCAAGGTGGCGTCCCTGGCGGAGCGCACCGCCATGGGCGTCAACAAGAACAAGGGTTGGTATCTCCGGGCGGCGAACAAGGCCGACGCCAACGCCATCAAGGAGGCCATCTACAAGGTGACCGGCGAGACCATGGAGCCCAAGCAGGGCGGAGCGGTCCACCACGGGAACGATTCGGCCTTTCCACATTTCTTCTTCGGGCATGGCGCGGCCGGCGGCGAGGTGGCGGCCAAGGTCATGGCGGTCCTCCATGGCGCAGAGGTGCCCAAGGAGGCCCCCGTGCCGGAGCCGGTGAAGGTGACCGGCATCTCCGAGGATGCCCTAGCAGCCAAGGAAGCCAGCGAGGAGGCCGACGCCTACAGCTATTCCCCGACGGATGATGTCCAGACCCACGATTCCGCCGTAAAGGCCCATCAGGATGCCGCCGTGGCTCAGGCCAAGGTGGCGATTGGTAGCGAAGGGGACGCACAGAAGGAACACTTCTCGAATGCCGCCTATCACAACCAGATGGCCAAATACCATAAGGGAGCGGGGCTGGCCTCGGCTCAATCCGAGGAAGCCGACACGTTCCATGCCGTGAGTTCCAAGCACAATTCCACGGAGCATGGCGCGGCCGTAGCTGCCCATGATGCGGCTGCCAATTCTCACCAGGCCATCCTGGACGCCGACCTTCCGATCAGCCAGAAACTGAAGGACTACCACCAAGAGAAGGCCGCCCAGCACCTTGCCGCCAAGGCAAAGCATGTAGGATTCGCCATCGAACAGGCCGAAGGCGAGGTTGAGGATGCGGCCGGGGATGCCGCATACCTTGCGGCCCAACCCAAGTCGGCCTACGAGATGGGCCAGGAGGCTCACGCCAAGGGGCTCTCTGTGATCCCAAGCGAGAACAAAGATTTCATGGACTCCCAGCTCAAGCCTGGCGCCCCGGTCGGGAGCAACATCGACGCCATGAAGGGCTACCAAATGGGCTGGCATTCGGCCAATGCTGCCGCCCTGGTCCCGGACGAGGACGGCCCGAAGGTCGGCGATACCAAGACCGAGAACGGGAAGCAGTTCGTCCTCAACGAAAATCACCACTGGGAGCTGGCCATCGAGCAGCACCCGGAGGAGCAGGGCGGGGGATCCATGCCCACCGTCGCCGAGCTGGCCGGGGTCGGCAAGGAGTGGACCAAGGGAGCCAAGCATCGGATCTACTTCAACGCCAAGGACCACCTCCAGGCGGGCCTTTCCTATCCGGGCGGGAAGGTCTGGTATGAATTCGCCGACGGCAAGATGCACACCAAAGACCTGGGCGTCTCTGGGAACGCAGTCATCGAGAGCATCAAGAAGGCGGCCAAGGAGTGGGGAACCAAGAACGCCCAGGTCATGCCCGATACCGACGTGTTGGACTGGGAAGAAGCCCACCCCCAGGTGCAGGAGGCCAGGGGCGTCGTGAAGGGTGCCGGGGCCGGGTTCAAAGATAATCCAACCCCGGGCGGAGCCAGCGACTTGGCCCATGCTATCTCGGACCTCGCCGGAAAGATCACGGCGCATCACCCCGAGGCCACCGGACATGCCAGTGATGCTCACGCCTATTCCGAGGCTGCCCAGTATGCCTCCGGCAATGCCGCGAACATGGGAGATGCCGAATCACACCTGAAGGCGGCCGGAGCCCATGGGAAGGCTGGGGTGTATCACGCCCAACTTGGCAATTCCTTCAACCTGACCGATACCCCCATCAAGCCTGGGCCGGCGCACCTCCAGAGCAGCCATACCGCAGCCGCCAAGGCTCATGCCGCCCTGGCCGAATATCACGGGAAGATGGCTGATTCTCTTGGCCAGACGCCGAAGGTCGCAGTCAAGCCCGATCCGTTCATGCCGAAGCCTCCCTCGGAGAAGTGGCACGAACACGACTGGGATGCCGCGACCAAACCCATCATGGACGGATTGAGCGATACCCACCTCGCCATCACCAAGGACTCCGGCTACACCCCCAGCAAGAAAGAGCTGGAGAGCTACGTCCAACACGCCAAGCACCTGGCGCTCGTCGCCGGGCACAAGGCAAAGCAGGGGCTCCCGAATAAATCCGAGGAAGGGCCGTCCTGGGGCGACTTCGGCCAGAAATGGGCCGGCTACGCCAAAAAGGCCATGACCAAACTGAAAGAGATGGAGTAGACCATGGCCCTCCATCACGGGAAAGACTTCTACCGCACCGTCCACGGCCAGCTCGTCCATGTCAAGGGGCGGGATTACGAGGTCAAGGGAACCACGGACGATGATTTTGCGAGGATGTATCCCGACGCCCAGGAGTCGCCGAAGGAACCCGGTGCCACCACCATAGCACCCAAGGGCACCGAGCCCCCCCGAGAGGCAGCCGCCCCCCCGCATGGAGCCGTTTCGTTCGACGTGGACCGGGACTTTGAAAAGATGTTTGGGGGTGACGAGGCGCAGCCGGAGCCGGATCCCGTTCCAGCAACGACCGAGCCCCAGGCGGCCGAGCCCAGCCTTGTGGATCAGCTCCAGGCCATCGGCAAGGGGCATTCTGCCAACCTCGGCGGGTTCTACGTCCACCTCTCGACGCCCAGCGGAAAGTTCTTCATGGTCAGCAAGAAGAACGACGACGGCACCCCGATGAAGGCGGCCGTAGCCAAAGCCATTGCGGCAATGCACCCAGCCGGATACAAAAAGAAGCAGCAGAGTTACCTGGTGCCCAAGGATGAATACCTGGCCCTGGCGGCTCACTTGGAAGCCCAGGTGGCCGTCGGGAAGGCTCCAACCAAGCCCAAGGCGGACAAGACCCCGACTATCGGGTCGCACCCCGCATTCTCCCAGGTTAAAGAGGGAATGCAATTCGAGTACGGGGGCGACACCTACTCTGTCGTCAACAACCCGGCCGTCGACGGCGGGATCAAGCTCAAGGCGGACGGCAAGGATATGACCTTCACGGCGGTCCCTGGTTTGTGGGGCAAGAAGTCGTGGAAGGATGCCTTCAAGTTCAAGGGGATGGGCGACCAGACGGGGCCCAAGATCGGCGATACCAAGCTGGAGAACGGGCAGACCTACGTCCTGAACGCTAACCATCGGTGGGAGCTGGTCGAGAAGAAGGGACCGGCCACGGTGGTTCCCAAGGTAGCCCCGCTTCCCAAGGCGTTCCCATTCAAGCAGATTGGCCCACAGAAGGGATCGAACCCGGGTGGCCTGTATGAGGACGCCTTCGGCAAGAAGTGGTATATCAAGTTCCCAGGGAGCGAGGATCAGGCCAAGAGTGAAATGCTGGCCGCCAAGTTCTACGACCTGATGGGCATCGGTGCCCCCAAGGTGAAGCTGGTCCAGAAGGACGGAAAGCTTGGGATCGCCTCTGCTTTCCAAGAGGGCCTGGCAAAGGTCGGCGACGGGGAAGCTCTGGGGGCAAAAGCCGGGGTCAAGGAAGGGTTCGGCGCCGACGCGTGGCTGGCGAATTGGGATGTGGTCGGCCTGGGTTATGACAACCTGCTGGTCGGTCCCGACGGAAAGGCTGTGCGGATCGACCCCGGCGGGGCTCTGGACTTCCGGGCACAGGGCGGCCAGAAGGGGCCAGCTTTCGGGAACACTGTCCCCGAGATCCACACACTGAAGGATGCGGTCAAGAATCCCCAGTCTGCCTCCGTCTTCGGCTCCATGACTCAGGAGGAGATGAACCAGAGCATGGTTCCGGTACTGGAAATGCCAGACGACGTTATCGCCAAGGCAGTCCAGCTTTTTGGCCCCGGAGACGACAACCAAAAGGCCGCCCTGTCGGCCAAGCTGATCGCCCGGAAAAACTACCTCGCCAAGCAGTTCCCGGAGGCCGAGGCTATCGCTCATCCCCCCAAGCCTGACCCAAAGAGGCTCCCGGTGGATAAAGCTCAGATTCCCAAGCCGCCCGACTTCCTCGACTGGAACGGCCAAGGGAAGGGACTTTCTGCAACCCAAAAGGTCAACGAAGCGAATCAGGAGGCCGCCGCCGAGGTCCACCGGGCGGCCATGAAGGGGGACCTGGTTCGGTTGAAGAACTTACAGGTCCATCTAGTCGACAAGGGGACTGGGGAATCCAAGCTGATCCCCATCGAACAGCATCCCAGCACTCATGTCAAACAGTATTGGTCCGGTCTCGTTGCCTACATGGATGTGGTAGCAAACCCTGGTTCTGAGAAGCTGAAGACCTACTCCCTTGCTCAGGCAGAGGATGTTTCTGGCCTTTCAGATGCCTTCCCATCCAAACCGTTCGGTAAGAACACCGATAACATTGATAGCTCCGAGGTTCTCGGATACTTCATGCTGCTTGGCAGCGTGGCAAACCCAGAAGACTTCAGACCCAAGAACGCCGGAAGCAACGTTACTCCGGCTGAGGCGAAACTGGGTTATTCCCAATACGAGAAGATGCCGAAGAACCTGAAGTCCTACATCAGCAACGTCCAATCCACCGGTTCGATTAATCACCACTTCAAAGGGAATGACGTTTCTTATGGCGGGACTGACATCAAATTGGCAATCAAAGAGAGCTACGAATACGCCATTCCGAAGCACGAAGGGGCCCGTCTCTGGCGCTGGATGGACATTCCCTCTACCATGGCCAAGCAGCTTCAACAGGCGGAGCCGGGATTGCTTTTCCAGAATACCGATTCTATGTGTTGTTCCAAGGGCGAGGACTGGGGCAGCCATAAGCACTTCGGGAGCGACCTCCTCCTGGAGATTCACTATGCTGAAGGAGCCAAGGCCATGGATTCCTACGGATCCCATAGCATGTCCAGCGAACAGGAGATCACGACCCTCCCCGGGCAGCGGTTTATGATATTAAGCAAGGGTAAGGCTTCTGACGGGAAAACGATGAAACTCGAATTGCTCATGCTCCCTCCTGACCCGACCTTCGTTGATTCCGTTGACCAGTTTAAGAAAGGGGTGACGGTATGATCGGAAACTCGCTGAACTTCGACCACCAGCCAAAAGGGAAGGTTGCCCTCAATGACCTGGGCGACGTGGGCGCCATCGTTCAGAAATTCGTGGCCGATGTCCTAAAGGATTACGACTCCTTCGGGAAAGGAGTGGCAACCAGGGACGATGCCATGGCTGCCATTCGCTTGAAGGCTACGGTCTTGGGTGACGCCTTCATGGGGAAGGACCCAACGTTCTACGCCACCGAATGGAATACTCCCGACCGTCTGGGGGCTCACGTAAGGGCCCAGCGGTCGGTCAAATTCGAGGAACCCAGTCAGGATCCGGGCCAGGCATTCTTCCTGTTCTTGGCTACCCAGGTCGTGAAGTCGGCGAATGATCTCCATGGTGGAGACGAGGACCCGGAATGGGTTGGCTTCATGCTCCAGCGGGCCGTCAAGAGTGCCATCAAATTCCTTCTGACCGGGGAGGGGTAATGAGGGAGATCAAGGGTTTCTTCCGCGAATTCAACGGCAAGCGGGTCTGGATCCCCGAGCATGAGGACTCCCGGGCCGCCGCCCAGGCCCCGCCATCCAAAGCCGCCCCCAAGAACCTGAAGCCGGTCAACATGGCGCCGGCCCCGCCGCCAAAGCACGTCAACCCGGACGACAAGATCGGCTACCAGCCGTGGAAGAACAACCACTTCGGCACCCAGGCATCGAAGCCGGTCACGTCGGCCCCGTTCAAGATCCCCGGCAAGACCGGCCAGGCCCCCTCGCACTCCGCCGGCCAGGCCCCGTCCGGGAAGTGGTCCTGGGCGAAGCCGGAAGGAGCCCCGGAGAAGCCGAAATACACCCCCGAGGAACAACTGGCCTATTTCCTCAAGCACAACCCTGGGGCCAAGAAGCACCCCAAGCTGGACGAGAAGGGGAATGACGCCTATATCAAGGATCCGTCCAAGGCCACCGGGGCGGACACCTGGGAGGACCCCAGTGCCGTCGCAACCTGGATCCCGGGCGGGAAGGCCCCCGCGTCCCTAAACGGGGTCGCCATGGCGCCCTGGGCCGACCACCCGACGACGGACGAGGACTGGATGGAGGTTGAGGGCCAGGACCCGACCATTCAGGAGCCCCCCCTCCCCGAGGGGAAGGCGCCGGCCGCCGGGCTGGTGATCGAGGAGCCCGACGGCCGGGTCTGGGTTATCCATCCCACCAACCAGTTCGGAGGCTACCGGGGCTCGTTCCCCAAGGGCCACGTCGACGGGGACGACGCCCTCCAGGCCACCGCGATCCGGGAGGCATTCGAGGAGTGCGGACTGAAGGCGGAGATCACCGGGTTCTTGGAGGATGTCCAGAGGACCACCACGACGGCCAGGTACTACACGGCCAGGCGCGTCGGGGGAACCCCAACGGATTGCGGTTGGGAGAGCCAGGCGGTCTCCCTGGTGCCCCGGTCTCTCCTCTACCACTACCTCAACATGGCCACCGACCACGGGCTGGCTGAGGCTCTGGGAGCTGGGCCTCGGCCGGTTCCAAAATACGTCCCGCCGCCGAAGGCCCCCAAGGGCGCCCCCGAGGAACCCACTGGATTCTGGCAAGACATGGATTTTTGAGAACGCCCCCGAAAGGGGGTTTTCTCGTGCTGTCCAATTCCATTCTTGACTTACGGTCGCTTTGGGCCGATATTAAGACATACCGCCGCTGCAACGGCTTTCGAGGAGGTTTAGAGTGTGGGTTTTTCTCAATGATGCGTTTCTGTCTATCGTCCAGCCGCCAGCCGGGGATCCCAAGGATCGGCTCCTGGTCCGAGGCCGGGTTAAGGGTGACCTAGAGCGAGTCTTTCCGAAGGCTAAGGTCTCGGAAACTGCCAATCACGACTATCGTTTTCGCACCCTGATTTCCCGACAGGAGGTGGCAATCGCTCTGACCCGGGAAGTCATGGCCCTGAACTACCCCAACTTCAAGGGGAGTGTGATCGAGAACGACCGGCACGATGCGTACATGGGGTGCTGGAGCAGCATGAATGGCCTCCAGCGTTCACGCCTCGCTCCGCCGAAGCCGGCGAAGGGGCGGATTCGGCCATGGATCGACGATGATTTAACCTAGCATTAGGGGCACGGTAGGGCTTGGCCCTAGCGGTTCGCATCGGGGGTTCCTGGCAGGGTTGGGCTTTACGCCACCCGCGAGGAGCCCCCGATGCCCGTTATCAATACCACCCCCGCTACCAAAGTTTCCCCCAGTCTGGCGATGCCTCTGGCGGTCCCTCTGAATGGGGACATTTCCGGGCTGGTCTTCATCCTGGACGCCCTCCTGCATGGTGGCCCCAAGTCGGCGACCACTACCACTCCTCCCACCGGGCCGACTCAGGGCGACCTCTACATCGTTCCCGCTGGCGCCACCGGGGCTTGGTCGGGTCAGGCTGGCAACTTGGCTATCTGCAATCCTCAGATCGTCAAGGATGGTAAGCCCAATCCCTACTCCTTTGAATGGGACTTCATGGCGCCCAAGACGGGAATGAATCTTTACGTCCAGGACGTCGGCGGGTTCGTGACCTACACCGGGACGGCATGGGTAGCGGATCCTCTTTCCTTCGTCTCTGCCGCTCCCGCCAACAGCTCGGCCGCTGGTATCAAGGGTCAGATTTGGGCCGATGCGGGACAGCTCTGCATTTGCATTGCCACGAACACCTGGCGGAAGGTCGTCACCACCACCTTCTAAGCCATTCTGGAGCCGTCATGGACAACCATTCCCTCGAAGTCCGTTTCTTTTCCGCCATCCAGGCCCTGGCCATGGCGTCACAGTCGCCCCGCGCCATCACCAAGTCCATCCAGGAGCTGCCCGAGAGCGTCGGGGCTGCCGATGCGATTCATCAGGCCGTGATGGACGGGCTGCCCATGGATCGACTCCGCACCATCGTCAAGTCGAGTCAGGGCGACAGCCGCCGGGGCCGCGCCATCTCCGGGCGGATCCTGGACTGGATGGAGGAAGGTCGGCCGGCGCCGGAGGGAGAGCGCCCCATCGCCAAGGCCGCCAGCGATGTCCCCGGTGTGGGCACCCTTCCCGATGGGTTCCTGAAGTGGCAGCTCGGCACCGACGCATATTCCACGGCCACCCGCCAGGGCCTCATGGAGGAGCCGCGCTACGACACCGAGTCGTCCCAGGCCACCGACATCCCCCACAAGGGGAACGCCTTCAAACTGCCCGGGAAAGAGATCGCCATGCCCGGGACGGACGAGCCCAAGAAGAAGAAAGTGAACCCCAAGACCGACCTGGTGGACTGATGGAACCCCCGAGTGGGTATTTGCTCTGGCACCTGTTGACGGATGCCTTCAACGCCGTGACTTCCGGCCGCCCCATCGAAAAGGCCCAGCGGGCAGTCACGGTTCGGGCGCATTTCAGCCATGACGGGAAGGGCGGATTGCATCCCGTTAAGGCCAGTGTCCGGTGGGTTGATCAGGCCGCCTTCGCGCAGCTTGAGGATCAGCGGGTCAAGGCGACCTATGCCGCCATCCTCCAGCTCCAAAAAGGGAAGGGGCACCCGCCCTACATGACCACGAAGCATATGCGACTTGGCCCAATCGGGCTGGAATACGAGCGGCTGGAACATATTATCGACCAGCGGGCCAAACGGGGGCAGGACTTGGCGGCTTGCATGAGGGGGATGGCGGAATGCCTTGTTCGTGGAGACTTGAAGGTCGAGCCCCCAGGGAAAGACAACCGGCGCCCCAGCACGACGCCCCAAATATGGGCCACCAGCGGGAAGCACCAGGTAACCCTATCGCCCTTCTATGACAACCCGGCCCTTCCCACTGACACCGTTCCGACCTGGGTCGTATCCGGGTACGAAATGGAAGCGGCAAGGCCAACGGAGACGGCTGAAGCCAAGAGCGTCGTGATCGAAATCCAGAACGATTCCGAGGCAAAGTGATGGCCCGCCAAAGGGGTAGCCTCGGACGGGCCTACTTGGGGATTGGTCCGGCTATATTCCGCCCCCCTGTTGCACTCCAGAAATATGCCCCCGTCCAAGCAGGATTGCAAGTCGAATTTTGAGGCACCCATGAACGCCGGAATCCCCTTTACCGATAACGAATCCGGGGAAACCGGGTGGCTGATTCCCGTCGGCTGGACCCCCACTATCGCCCTGAAGATCAAGCCCTTGACCACCCCAGATCTGGATCGACAGGCAGGGAAGGCCGAGCCACGGGAGGGCGGCCGGCGCGGGCACATCGTCGTCCAGGGGATCCCCATCGCCATTGAGAATCCCGTCGGGAGTATCCGAAGCGGGGTTGACTCCTGCGGGACGAAGTGGTCGGTCAAGATGGCCAACCATTATGGATTTTGCAAGCGGTCCTTCGGGGCAGACGGGGACGGGGTGGATTGCTTTGTCGGGCCCAACCCGGAGAGCCAGTCGGTCTTCATCGTCAATCAGGTGGATCCGCTCTCTGGCGAATTCGATGAACACAAGGTCATGATCGGATGGGACACCGAGGCGGAGGCCAAGGCTGCCTACTTCGCCAACTACAGCAAGGGCTGGGACGGCTTCCACTCCATCGCCGCCCACACCATCGACGACTTCAAGGACTGGCTGGCAGATGAGAACGCCACCCGGACCATCGCCAAGAGCGAAGCAGAGGGCTTACAGCTTTGGGACCCCGACATGCCTAATTCTGGGCACGGCTGGATTTTCCCGAGGCCGGATGGTTGCAAGGCCCGGTGCGGTGGCCCGAAGCCACCGGACTACCAAGGCGACGGGCTCAACTGCTGTCATTGCGCCGAGGACCAGCGACGGCGTGACGGCTGGCGCACCATCGTCAAGGGCGGAGACCCCATCCCCGCCGGGGCCCACTGGATTACCGCGCACCCCGACGGGCCCGGTTCCAAGGGCCACCCTCTCCTCATCCAGCCGATCCAGGGTAGCAACGGCGCTGCCCGCGTCATCGGTGGCGCCCAGGGAAAACTGAATGGGCTCCGACTGCATGGCCTGAAGAACCCGGCACAATACAAGGAGGAGTCCAGGGCCAACGCCAAGGGCCGCCGCGAGGCCGAGGCGAAGCGGAAGGCCAGCCTGTCACCCGATGACCTCGCCAAGGAGCGGGAGGTCTCTGACGGGGCTCGGGCGGAGCGCAAGCAGGCCGAGGACAAGTTCATCAACGACGTCCTGGGAACCGCCACAGGTGGCCAGGGCGGCGACCATGAGGATCTGTTCAAGGGCGAGGACGACCCCAAGGTTGCCAAGGAGGCGCACCGGGCCCGGCTGGCCGAGGCCAAGAAGATCGTCGCCGAGGCAGAGAAGAAGGTTCTCTTGGACGCCGAGGCCCGGGGAGCCAGCGGGATCAACTTGGTCGGCGGGGATTCCCCTATGGACCTGGACGCCATCCTCTCGGAAACCCAGGGCAAGTCCGGGCCCGGCTACAACCAGAAGCTGGCCGAGCGGGCAGAGAAGGCCGGCATGACCAGCGAAAAGCTGATGGCTGCCGTGAACGAGATTCAAGCTGCCGAAGGCAAGGCGCCCAAGGAGGCTACGGGCCCCAAGAGCCCGGAGGAACAGGCCGCGAACATCCAGATTCACAAGGCGACTAAAGACCTCCAGGCACAGAAGGCCGCCGCCATGCGTGACGCCGTGAAGGAATCCCTGGAGTCCAATGAGACCCTGGCCCACCTCCTGCGGGCCCGCCAGGCACTCCGGGCGACCTACAAACAGCAGATGGCAGCCAAGAAGGGGATCACCTTCGAGCCGGGGTTCCAGATGGCCGTCGGCACCCCCGAGGAACACGAAGCCCTGGTCCAGTCCCTGCACGAGCAGCTCCTGACCCAGCACGTCCAGGGATTCCTGGAGGAGGTGGGCGAGAGATTCCCCGAGGGGAGCGACATCGACCCGTTCAAGACCGGCGAAATGGAGGGAATGCACCAGAGCCGGGGAGCCGGCGCCTTTGACCTTCTGCACGATGTCGGCCTGGCGGCCCTGGGCCAGGGAATGATCGACCGGGACGTTGTTGAGTGCCTGGGGCCCGAGGGGGCTGCCCACGTCGTCGCCCGTGCCCTTCGGCAGAACTTCAGCCCCGAGGACCAGCAAGCCGTCCTGGAGGCTCTGGAGCACCACCACCTCCAAGAGCAGGAGACCTTGCTTCCCCAGGTGACCGAGGACGCCCAGGCTCTCCGGGCCAAGGCTGCCCAATGTGACCAGGAACTCCTGGAAGTAGCTCACGACATCCCGGCCGCTGTAGAGATCCAGAAGAATAAGGTGGAGGCCCTGAAAGAGGCGCGTCGGGTCCTGGGCGGGGCCCTGGGGCGACTGGAAGCGAGAGCTGCCCTGATCGCCGCCCTCCACTCCACCCCTCTGAACGAGTACCAGATCCCTCTGGGCAAGATGACCCCTGAGAAGGCAGTCATGACGGCAGCCGCCCTTGGGATGCCCGAGGGAAGCTACCAGATCAGCCACGAGGACGGGGAGGCCGTCATCACCGCCCAGGGCGCAGCTATGGACGCCATGGTCAAGCCGGTGGATTGCGCGGCCCTGGGCGAGAGGGAGGTGGCCTTGTCTCTCAAGGGTGGCCAGCAGGATGAGGACAACTGGATCCCGGCTGGGTTCGCCAATCGGCTGGCCGACCGGTATTCCAACCCCGAAATGGAGCCCGCCGAATTCCAGCGGCACCACGATATCCAGGACGGAGACGACGCTGAGGCGGTGAAGGGGAAGCTCCAGGCATGGATGGGCTCACGGCTGGCCGACGGGGAACGACCCGAGGACATCGTTGCCAGCGTCTATGGCGGGGCCAAGCTGGACCTCTCCCCGGAAGCTCAGGCTCATTGGGACGCAGCCATGAACGAGATGGTCCCCCTGCGGGTCGTGGAAAAGGACGCCAAGAGCCAGCCCATTCAGGAAAAGGACAAGGAGACCGGGAAGCCCATAGAGATCAACGGGAAGCCCATGCTCAAGACCCGCGTCCGGGCCCCCCACGAGATCGCAGCCGACTTGGATCCCATGATGCAGGGCTACATGGCCGCGAACCCCAATGAGGCAGGAACGACCCTCCAGGGCCAGCGGGTGCAGGACGATGGAAACTTCCATGAGGCACTTCACCGGGCACTGGCCAAGGATCCCCGGCTGGCCGCCGCCTATATCCCCCAGGGCGAACTGACCCACGAACACGCGTCGGCCATCCGGGACTTCTTCTACAAGGAACACTTCGGCGGCAAGGCGAACAGCGACGACGCCAAGAAGTGGAAATTCGACCAGGCCATCGGCAACCTGGGCCCCGAGCCCGAGAAGACCAACGCCGAAGTCCAGTCCATGAATCTATTCGCCGGCATGAGCGACGACGACGCGGCCGACGCTGAGGGAGCCGCGTCGGACAAATGGGTGGAGTGGAACAACAAGCGGCAGCAGCTCGAATCCGAATATCACGAGGACGCCACCAAGCCGACCCTTTGGGACAGCTACATCCAGCGGATGGGTGGGACCAAGTTCGCCCAGGGCGCCATCCAGGACGTGATGCGGGGGCAGCTCAATGAAGCCTTCCACGACCACTACCACCACCTGACCGGCCAGAAGCTCCAGATGGCGACGGCCGACATTTCCGGGGCCCAGGCGCACCTCCAGATGACCTTGGGAGACAAGGAGGCCGAGGCCCTGGCCGCAGATCGCAAGTCCCAACAGGCGAAGCTCCAGAAGAAGGGCGGCGGCCAGTTCGGGGCGGGGAAGGTCGGAGACAAGCTCAAGGAGGCGAAGGCAGCCCAGGCCCTAGCAAAGGTCCAGGACGGGGCCCTATTCAACTTGAACGAAACCGAGGAGCCGGAGCCCGGGAGAGAGGAGGCGCCGGCTGCCGCATGGGAGAAGCCCGAGCTGGCGCCCGGGGAACGCTACCACCTTGGGACTGCCCTGGAGAACCAAATCCGGGGGCTCATGCCGGCCGCGTCGGCGCCCTTTGCTGGGCGAAAGGGGTCAGTGAACGTCCAGGACGGGCTCCACATGAGCGGGAAATACGTCCAGCAGCAGAGGGCCGTCAAGGCGATCACCCAGCTCAAACGGATGGGGCTTTTCTATGGCGCCGGCAGCGGCAAGACCCCGATCATGCTGGGCAGCCTCACGACCCTTCACCAGCAGGGGAAGCTCAAGAAGGGCATCATCGCCGTCCCGTCGGTCGTCCAGGCCCAGTTCGGCGCCGAAGCCATCCGGTTCATCGACCCATCCAGCGGCTTTCATGTCCATGCCGCCCCGGGCGAGAGCTACGACGAGAGGCTGGCCGCCTACCGCGACCCCGACCAGCAGGCGGTCGTCGTGACCCACCAGACCCTTCGGGACGATACCCTAAAGATCCTGGGCGACCACCTGGGCAGCGGGCCCGAGGGTGCCAGGGAATTTCTGCATTCGGCATCCCCCAAGGACGCCGCTGCATCCGTCAAGGAAGCGTTCATCAAGGCTGGGATCGACTTCAACGCCATGATGGTGGACGAGGCCCACGGCGCCCTGGACCGGGATGGAAAGGAGGATTCCACCTGGAGCAAGGTGCTGGATGCCCACTCCTACAACTCTGAGCATGTCGTAATGGCCACGGGCGACCCCCTCAAAAACGACGTGTCGGAGGTCTGGTCAAACCTGAACAAGATCGACCCTCACAAGTATCCGCCCGAGTCGAAGGACGAATTCATGCGGCGATACAAGAACGACGCGCCCCTGGCAAAGAAGTCCATGGCTCAGGAACTGGCCCGGTACTGGTTCAACGGCCGCGTCGACCCAGGGAAGGAATGCTACAAGTCCAATCCGTCGGTCGCCCTTACCGACAAGCAGCACCAGGCCGTGGACCAGGTGGAGCTGGCCAGCGGGAAACTCCGCACCGGGGCCCCCGACACCGTGAAATGGGCCAAGATGCTGGCACCCAAGTCCTTCGACGGGAAGCCCGAGGCCGACCACCAGGCCATCGCCGAGAAGGTGCGAAAAGCCGTCGGGACCATGCGTGAATCGGCTATGAACCGGATCATCAACTTGGATCCCGAGGGCGGCAAGATGGCGGAGCATGTTCGCATCGCCAAGGAGCGCATCGCCGAGGGAAAGCCGGTCGTCATTTTTAGCCACAACCTGGAGGCCGTCGCGTCGATTCAGGCGGCCATGGAGAAAGCTGGGATCAAAGCCACCAGTCTCACCGGCAAGGACAGTTCCAAGGACAAGGCGGCGAAGGCGGCCCGGTTCGACAGCGGACAGGCCGACGTGATCGTCATGAGCGATGCCGGCGCCACCGGGCTGAATCTCCAGCATGGGAAGTGCATCATCCACCACGACATCCCGTCGACGGCCATGGTCCACAACCAGCGGACGGCCCGCATCTGGCGCCTGGGGCAGAAGGACAACGTCGAGAGCATCACTCTCCAGGCTGATCACCCATGGGAGAAGAACAACATGGAGCGCATCAAGCGCAAGGGCGTCCTGGGCGAGATTTTCCAGGATCCCAATGGCTTCCAGGATGACTCCGGGCTGGCCGGGGACCTGAAGGCAGTTCGGGCCAGGGCAGGGCAAGCGAATCCGGCAGCGGCATAGGAGCGGACGTGGCAGAGCCAAAGAAGGACCCCATGGATGACGCCCGTCTTCTCCTAGCAGGGATCGAGGCGGACTTGAGACGCGACCGAGACAAATTACGTCAAATTCGCGCATCCGGTTCGGACCATTTCCGAAGCCGATTGGACTGGATCCGCAACCAGGGCCTCAACGATGGGAACGTGGACGCATGGACGCGGGAGGCCCAGAGCATTGCCTCCGGCGCTAAAAAGTAGCACATGCGAAAATAAAGTATCAAAAGGTATTGACTCGTATCAGGCACGGGCGCATATTGGGTTATCAAAGCAGCAAGACGACTCAACCAACCCTCCCTGCAAGGAGCAATCTCATGAACCTCAAGCCTTTCTCGAAGGCCCGCGCCAACAAAGTGGCGGACACCATCCTGGCGATGGCGCCCGGGATCTACACCCTGACCCAGCTCCATGTCCACCTGGAGACCTCCATCCCGGAAGTGATGAACGAATACATGACGCCCCGCGCCACCGTCTCGTCCATCGCCAACGCTATCGGAAGAATGGGGCTCGTTGGGGTCATTCGCGGGTCGGGGAGCCACGGCAACAGCTTTGAGGTCATGGCTCCCATTGAAGTCGATCCCATCCCGGAGCCCATCGCCCTCGTGACAGATCCCCGCAAGGCGGATGAGCCGGTGACCCTGGAACTCCTGTCCCAGCAGATCGCCTACCTGACCAACATGGTCTCTGGCATCAAGTCCCGCCTCTCTGGCGCCGTGGCTCAAGACCTCCTGACCAAGGTCGGGTAGACCAATGGCCACCGCGACCATCCCCGAAGCCGTCTATCAGATCCAGGCTGGCAATGCCATCGACACGATCCGGGACGCCAAGACCACCGACCTCGAAAAGCTGTGGGAACGGATCATCCGCTACCAGGACCGGCCCGCCGTGACGCAAATCCTGGCGGTTCGCTACGAGGTCGCGGCGGCCCCTTCTCCCGATCCCCGAGTCCAGAACGTGGTCCTGGGCGAAAAGACCCTGATGCTGGCCCTTTACCGAGAAAACGAGGATTCGCCATGGACCGAAATCACGCCCCCCAGGTAATCCCCTCCCCGGCGGAGATCCGGCGGTATCGGAAACTCGCCCGGTTGAGCCAAGCAGCATTCGCAAGGCTCATCCGGGTTTCCCCGGCGACCCCGGGTCGCTGGGAACGAGGCGAGACCCATCCCCGGGGCCTCCAGCTCGAATCACTCAACGCCGCGATCTCCATGCTCTCCAAGGGGATCCGGGTAAACACCTTCATCAACAAGGCCGTTAACCAATAATCGGACGCTGCAACGTCCAGCCTGAAAGGCACCCATGACCATCAAAGGCGACTCCATTCCCGTCCTGGTTCAGACCATCCTGGACAATGCCAAGAACAAGCGGGACTTCGTGATCCCGGCGACCGACCTCCGCATGGATGAGGACCAGAACCTCACCTGGATGAACTCCACCGGCCCGGTCGCCACCAGGACCAGCGATCACGCCCGGAACCAGCTTTCTGACTATCTCGGCATTCCCAGGGGGTTCATGACCAAACTCCGGGAGAACGCCCCGGACCTCATCCATCTCAACGTCAACCGCCTCCTAGACAACCACAAGGGGGAACGCCGCCTGATTCGCACCCTCGGGGACAACGCCCGCGCCGTCCTGAGTAACGGCTACAAGATGATCGAGAACGAGGAGGTGGCTGAATACCTGCTCCCGGTCATCCTGGGGAGCCCTGAATTCCAGGTCGAATCGGCCACCGTGACCGAATCCCGCCTCTATGTCCAGGTGGTCACCCCGGCCCTGACCGGCGAGATCCGCGTCGGCGATGAAGTGCAGGGTGGCTTCCTGATCAAGAATTCCGAGATCGGCATGGGTAAGATCGAAATCCTGCCCTGGCTCAAGCGGCTTCGCTGCACCAACGGCATGACCGGATTCGAGTATGGCAAGTCCCGGGCTCATCTGGGCGGCCGACTCCTGGCCGACAATGACGACTTCACGGTTCTCAAGGACGAGACCAAGAAGGCCATGGATCAAGCCTTCTGGCTCGAAATGCGGGACCACCTCAATACCCTGACCAGCGAGGACGGGTTCAAGAAGATCCTGGACGGGATTCGGGAGAAGGCCAACGACAAGGTTCCTGGCGATCCTGGACTGGTGGTCGAAGAAGTGGCTACCCGATTCCAGCTCCGGGACGCCGAGAAGAAGTCGGTCCTCTACAGCTTTCTGGCGGAGCGCGACCACACGAGATGGGGACTGGCGAATAGCCTCACCCAGGTCGCCAACGGCAATCAGAACTACGACCGCGCCATTGAGCTTCAGGACATGGGCGGCTCGGTGATGACACTCCAGGGCTCCGAATGGACTTCCCTGGTCTCCAGGGGCATGTAGGCGCAATCCCGGGCCCCTTCGGGGGCCCGCTTCCTTCGGAGGTCGGCATGATCGCTTTCATCCAAAACCTGTTTCAACGTCGGTCCAGGACGCCCCGGGTGACGAGCCCCGAGCTGGAGGCCATCTCGTTCCTGGCTCATGTGGACGACTGGGCCAAACGGCAAGCCATCCATGACGACGTGGTCGCCAAGGGGTGGAAATGAGCTTCGAGGCCGAGCCCGCCCTGACCGAGGAAGACATCCGGGAACTCGGGTGGTGGGTCGTCGGCCTTTGCCTCCTCGTCCTCTGTTTCTGTCTCCTCCCCCAGGTCTGGGAGAACTACAAGGCCGACCAGTTTCAGCATCAAGTCCAGAAGGAGGCCCGTCATGGCCAGTAACTTATCTTGGGTTCCCGTCGTCGGCAGCATCGGACACCACCTCATGGCTGGGCGGTCGGCCGTGGCTCATTGCTGGGAGACCCGGCATGGCCACTGGCTGACCCTCATGTCGGAAATGGACGGGAAGAACCTGGCCCCATCCATGGCCCTTTCGGATCCAGGGACCAGGCCCGGACGTTTGCCGAGAAGGTATCGACCCCTCCGGCCCCGGCCCTAGCGACGGCCCCGAAGCGGAAGACGGCATGACGCGGACCTTAACCACCGACCGGGCGGCACACCGCCGGATGAGAGAGCGGCGGAAAGCTGCCGGCCAGTGCATCGCATGTGGGAAACCCCATAAGGGGAGCGTCCGATGCCCAGCCTGTAAGGCCAAAAAGGCCCTGTATGACAATAAATACATCGCCAGGATGCGGGTGATATGGAAGAAGTTGGGCATCTGCCTGGAGTGCGGGAAGAACAACGCCGTGAAGGGCAAAACGAGATGTGGGATGTGTCTTGAGGCGGATGATGACCGCTACGCCCTCAAGGTTGCCCGGCAAAAGCGGCTGGCCGAAGCCTCGGCCCAATCGGCGGCTTAGGTTCCGATCCTATTCCGGGATTAGGAACCAACGATGTAGCCCCGGCGCGGGTTTCGGCCCGGCCCGCACCGGCTTCAACGAGGGCCGAATCTGTCCAGGAGGCATCAATGCCTTGCATCCCACTCATAGAGCACGGTAAGCGCGTTGGGGTCATCTGCATGGCACCCAGGCGAGTCCACCTGGGGCGCGGGATCTGGATGGAATATCACCGCTACTTCGGTCCCAGTTTCTATCCCAACGAAACCACCAACGACGACATCGACCTCTGGCACCAGAACCCGCGCATCATCGCCGCCTGGGAGAAGTGGCAGAAGGAAAACCCTCAGCCGTAGAGGCTGTCCAGGAGATCCGCATGTTCTCTCCCCAACAACCCATGAAGTGCTGGACTTGCGGGTTCAAGTGGTGGACCTGGGCAAAAGACCCCGAAGATAAATGCCCCCACTGTAATTCCGTCAACGTCCACTACGACAAACCCGACAAGCCCTGATCTTGTCCAGATGCGGGAGGCATCGTGAATCATCAAACCGCAATCCATTTCTGCCGATGGTGCTGCTGGCTTCGCGTTCGGGGCTACGGCTTTGCCATCACCCCAACCCCAGGCGATTACCGAGGGCTACGGCGGTTCGCCCGGCCCCGGTTCATCGTCCTGACCCCCAGCCACCCGTAACTGTCCAGGAGCATGACGATGAAAACCGCAAACATCGCCCCCGCCTACGCCGGTCTTTACGCTGGCCTGTGTGAGGTGGCCCGAGAGAACGGATATGCCCTGGCGATCCACGGCTCCCTCGCCAACGACATGGATGTGGTGGCGATCCCCTGGACGGATGAGGCTGTGGCGCCTGAAGTCCTGGCCCTGGCCATGTGGAAGCGCGTCAAGTGGCTCAACCACCAGACGGAGTTCCCCTACACACCCCAGGCCATGCCTCACGGCCGCCTTGCGTGGTTCTTCCCGCTGCTCCAGGCCCCGCCCAACGAGGGCCGGTCTGGGATCGACCTCTCCATCACCCCGCGCACCTAGCGCACCTGTCCAAACCCGTGAACCTTCCGAGGCACCCTTGAGCGATTCCCTTTTCAACCTGGACGAGATCGAGCCCCTGCCGATCTTCTCGCCCCTACCACCCCTGCATACCTGGGGGATGAACATCGGTGCCGGGGCGAATTCCTGGGCTATGGCTCTGGGCTGCTTCGAGCGGGGCCTTCGCCCGGACTGGACCCTGTTCGCGGACACCGGGAGCGAGACTCCCGAGACCTACCGATCCGTTGAGCAGTTCGCCGCTTGGGCGGCCAAGGCGGGGTGGCCCTTCGAGGTGGTCAGGTGGATCCGGCAGGATGGCACCTTCGAGCCCATCCATGAGAATGCCCTGCGCACAGGCTACCTTCCCAGCAAAGCCTACAATCTGGCCGGCTGCACCTCGAAGTGGAAGATCCAGCCCATGCAAAAGTGGCGCAAAGAACATGGGTTCCCCCGGTCCGCCGTGGCCATCGGCTACGACGCTGGGGAACGCGCTCGGGTTGAGGCAGCGGCACATCGCTACTGCTCCAGCCCCGAGGTTGACCTAACCACAGAAATGCCATGGTATCCCCTGGTGGCCTGGCACATGAACCGTGAGGAGTGCCACATCATCAACCGGCGGTGGAAGGTGGAGGTGGGTAAGTCCTCCTGCTTCTGTTGCCCGAACATGCGGGAGAAGGAGTGGGATGCCCTCCGTGCCGTCCACCCCGACCTCTACGCCATCGCGGAGCAGATCGAGGATGGAGCCATCAAGGCCGGCCACGCAGACACGGCCCGCCTGTTCAAGGGCGGCTACCGCCAGCCGGGGATCACCTGTTCCTGCTTCCTCGAAACCGATCCAGACGAAATGCCGGAGGGGTCATGGATTCCGAAGGCCGTCAACGAATGATCTTGTCCAGGAGCATGACGATGCTGAATTGCCCCGGCAAGCACAACAACCAGCAGTATTTCGACCGCTGGGATTCCTGGTGGTGCCCGGATTGCGGCTGGAGGACGCCGAAGTGCAGCGACCCGAAATGCTCGTTCTGCTCCACTCGTCCCGAAGACCCCACGAAACCGTAACTGTCCAAAAGGAGGAGCCTTGAAGCAACCCCATCCCGTTCACACCGGCAAGAAAGTCCTGAATCCAGGGAGCCCACCGAAAACGGTGGGCTCCGCACCCACCTACCCTAAGCCGAAAGGCTGATGTCCAACCCCACGAACCCAGGAGCCAACATGGCGACCGAACATGAAATTACAATGGAGCCGGTGCATCACGCCTTCTGTAATCACTACCTGGACCGGGAATGCGACTGCGGGCTGGATGCCCTTCGCGTTCGGGTCGCGAGTCTGGAGGAACTGGAGTATGCCGCACTGGAAGTGCAGAAGCTGCACCAGGATCCGCCCGATTACTGCGCCACCTGGACGCCGTGCCAGTGCCCGATCTGCACCCATCTCCGCAACCGCAAGTAGTCCTGTTCTCGGATCGGCCCCCTTCACCGGGGGCCTTTTTATGCCCTTTCCGTCGTCATCCCATGACGACACCCGGCCGACCTCCTCCCCGCATTCTGGGACCGGAGGCTATCCGTGGCCCAACTGGAACCCGCGCTGCAGTTCCTGCTCCCTCACGAGGGAGGCTGGTCCAACCGTCGCAACGATCGAGGCGGCCCAACCATGCATGGCATTACCCTGGCGGTGGCCCAGCACTACGGGATCATGACCGAGGACGCGCTACGGGCCATCTCGGACGCAGACGTGGAGCGGATCTACCGAGCCGAGTTCTGGCGATTTGATGGGATCCAGAGCCAGGCCGTTGCCTCAAAAATCATGGATCTGTGCGTCAACTTCGGTGGGGGAACCGAGGTCCGCATGGTCCAGCACATCCTGGGTGTAGACGCCGATGGCGCGTACGGCCCTGCTACAGAGGCGGCCGTCAATGCCCAGGACCCTGATTGCCTCATCCAGAAAATCTGCGACGCCTCGGTGGCGCGCTACAACGAGATCGAGGCCGCACACCCAGAGGATGAGGAGTTTCTGGCCGGCTGGCTGGTGCGCGCCAGGGCGGTGCCGAATGCCGCTTGAATGTGCGACTGCGCCATCTGCAACCCCTATGGCTATGACCTCCCAGGCGCGGACTGGCAGGTTCGAGGATCTGATCCGGCAGGACCGACCGCAGGATCCGAAGCGCTGGGCGCTGGTTCGCGGGACCCAGACGGTGATGGTGGGATTCCTGATGCTTTGCGGGGCGGCTGCGTACCAGATCCTCAAGGGCAATGACCATGACATCAAACAGGGCGTCGGCGTGGTGCTGGTGTCTCTGGCGACGTTGCTTGTGGGTGGGACCGTTGCGGCCCACTTCAAGCGGGATGACCAACTTCCTCAAGGGGATCAGCAATGAGCCATGACAAAAACGGCACCCTCATCCAGGCCGGTGACATCGTCACCTTGGAACTGGAGGTCAAATCCATCTCTGGAGATGAGAATTTCTGCTGCCTCGAGGCGGAGACCACCCTGGTGATGCCCGGCAACGGTCTGAAGAACCAGATCCACGCCCTGAGCACCAAGCAGGTCCTCCTGACCGAGAAGGCGCCCCAGTGATCGGCAAGGGCTACCTCATCGGCGCCGCCGGCCTCGCCCTGGTGCTGGCCGGCATCTTCATGTACCGGGACCACAGCCAGGGCAAACGGGACCAAGCGCACATCCAGCAGGCCAACGTGGACCAGGGGGCGTCCCAGGCCGCCGCCAAACAGGGGGATCAGCATGCCGCAGCCGCCCAGGAAATCGCCCCGGCCATCGCCACCGACGATCAAAACGTTTCCCGCCTGCAGGCTCAAGTGGCGCGGCTGCGGGCGGCCGCTCCTCGCCCCCCTGGTCCCGATCCCCTGCCTGGAATGCCCGACCCTGAGCCTGCGTCGGTTCCTCCTGAGCTGGATCTGGCGAAGGATGCCCTGATCGCCGCCCAAGCCAAGGACATCACCGACCTGAAGGCCCAGAACCTGCAGCTCACCCTGGCCGACCAGGATCACCGGCAGGCCTTCGTCCAGGATGACGCCGCGGTGGGCGAGCTGCGCCAGGCCATCCATCCCACATACCGGCGGGCCGCCGGGCTGCTCTATGCCCCAGGCCAGTCGGCCGTGGGCGTCATCGTGGAGCAGGACATCGCCCGGGTGCGGGTGGTGGGCGAGCTGATCCAGCAGGGCCTGCCGGCAATGGCCGGGGGCAAATCCCAAACCCTGGCGCTTGTTGGCGCCGCCATCACCTTCTGAGGAAACCATCATGCCTGAAATCATCAGTTCCAACCTGATCCACATCATCTGGGCTCTCGTCGCCCTGGCGGCGCTGTTCCTGGGCCACTACTGGTCCAACCTCAAGGCCGATGCCGCGAAGGGGGCGGCCATCGCCGAAGCGGACGCCAAGAAGATCAAGGCAGCCGCGGAGGTTCTGGGCGATGGGGTTGAGTCCTTCCTGGCCAAGGTCTCCACCCGGGTGAAGGCTGACTTCGAAGCCGACAAAGCCAAGGCGGATGCCGAAGCTGCCAAGGCCTTGGCCGAAGCCCAGAAGTTCGAAGCTGCCGTTGAAGCTGCTGTGGCTGCCAAGACCGCCGCTTCCGCCGCGGCCCCGGCCGCCCCCGTGGTTTGATTTAGATGACGCCCCAGCTGATCCTCGGCTATTG